AATATCTTTAACAACTTTGTAAACATATTTTAAATTATATAGAGTAGCTTGGTTTTGAACGGTTGCACCATCGTCATTTAAATAACCATTTGTATGTTTACGATTATCTGTAACGAATGTATAACTTGTACCCATGTTATCATCAAGACCCATTACATAATAATCACCAGCAGCTTCTCTAATAGTTGCCCAATTAGCAATTAATGTATCAATAGAGTTAACTGTTCCAAGTGTGTCAACTGTAATAGTTTTATCAGTTGTATTATAAGCTAAACCACTTTCGTTTGCGATTTCTACCTTTTCTAAGTAAATCTTATCAGTTGGAAGAGCAACTGCTACATAAGAATCATCTCCAGCATTATTTAATGCATATGTATTAGCAGCAATTTCCCAGATGTGGTTATAAGAAACTGGAATAATTTGACCTTGTTGTAGACCTAAAATTTCAGCATAAATTCTATTTACTTCGCTATTAGTATATTCTTTAGCGAAATCCATAGCATATGTTGTTCTAGCTGTAATGTATGACCATGTTTGTTTGTCATCAATGCTAATTACGTTTTTACCATTACGATAAACTTGTTCGTTTTTAGCATTAAATACACGAACATAGTGTGTCATTGACATTGGTTGGTCAGGATCTTTTGTCGTAGAAGCGTCCCAAGTAAAACCATTACTATCTGCTGGCTTAGCTTTACCTTTAACCCATTCTACCATCTTACCGTTTTCACCTTCTTCAACATTTGAAGTATGACCATTTTCTTTGTTTTGTGCTAATCTTTCCCAACGGTATTCGTTTTCACCTTTTTCCAAAGATACTGTGATACCAGAAGTAGCCCATTGACTATAAGTGGTGAATGGAATTTTTGCAGCTAATAATTTAGCTCTATCATCTTCTGTAGCATTTAGATCAGTTACGTGTGCGTATGATCCATCCATTCTTTGGTCTAAAGTAGTATCATAGTCACCAATACCTCTAATTACGATTTTGTTAGAAGCACCAATTTTTGTGTTCCATGCATTTTCTCCAGAAACTAGTGGAAGATCATTTTCACCAATACCTTGTGCAGTAGCCCAATCATCTTCACCCCAGTTAGCATAAATGCCAGAAACCAAAGAAGATGTTAATGCAGTATTTAATGCATCGATTTTTTCGTGAGCTAAAACGGTATAAGCAGTTGTGATGTCATAAGCAGTCTTACCAATACCTACGTATGTATTAGTTAATGGAGACCAGATTTGACCTTCATAACCTAAGAAGATTAAAGACTTCTTAAATTGATCAGCGATAGTTTGATTGATAACACTACCGTGATAAGTATACGCAAACAATCTTTGACCAATGTTAGAAGTATACTTATTCATTAAAGTTTTATCTACGTTTGCCATAAATTTATGTTATAAATATATATATATTTGTTTTGTTTTTTGTTTTTCTAAACAAAATTATTTTTATTCGTCATATCCTAAGAATTGCCATGATGAGGCATATGTGTAAATATTACATATTGTCGAAATATCTGGAATACCAGGAACAGTAACTTCACCAGTTTCTGGGTTGAATGAAGAATGAATTGTTTCAATATGTATTGTTCTATTTGAATCTCCATTATATTCATCTGGTGATAAAGAAAGTTTTACATAAGATGAATATGTATTATCAACATGTAAATTATACAACATTGATGCTACGTCAGTATTGATATTTCCTAATTCTTCTTGAATTTCTAAAATATCTTCTTCTGCATCTTCAATACGTTTTGTTAAACCTGTACCAGCAATGGAAGGTTCATTTATAAAGTACTGTGTTCCTTCTTCAAAGTTTTCAGTTATTTCGTTGTATTTTAATAAATCATTATCAAAATAATAGATTTTATTTCCATCGTTTTGATAAGTTGTTATATCTTCAAAATTAATTTCAATCCATCCTCGTCCAACATATGAAGGTTGACCAACTGCAACATATGAAGAGTAAGCCATTCCATAAGCTAAATCAGCTTGAACATATCCTTCATAAGCCATGCCATAGGCAGTTTCTGCCATAACATAACCAGAATAAGCCATATCATATGCTATACCAGATTGTTCTAATGCTTCGTTAGCTGTATTTTCCGCTCTACTTGAAATTCTTAATGCTTCACTTGCTGTGGCATCAATTCGTTTTACATCTTGTTGGATTTGTTTAACGTCACCAAGTATACCAGTATATGATAGTTCACCATACATGTTAGTGTATGAATAACCAACTGTTTCTTCTAATTTATCTACATCTTCGATAAGTTCTTTGATGTCAGTTAAATAGTTTTCAAGCTTATAGTATTGAACAGAACCATCGGTAATAACATCTTCAACCTTTTCAACTTTAATGTATTTACCGGTTGCTTCATCTTTAGTAAAGAATTCGTATTTTCCCCAGTTATCTATAACATATTGAGGTTCTACTGGTTCATATCTATTTTGTTCAAGAATCCAATCTGCAATTTCTTTTAAAGTATCGAAAGCTGAATCTGCACCGTTGATAACTTCATCGATTTTTTCTTTAGTTATTTCATAGATTTTATCAACAGTATCAGTTTTAGTATAATAGTTTGCTGTTATATAGTTTTTGTATTCACCAAACTTGTAATTAGAAAGATAATTTTCTTCCAAAAATGCATATGTTGGAAGATTATATGTTGTGATAACGTTATTTGTTATTGTTATGTTATCACCTGCTATTAAAGTGTTTTGATAAGATGAAAGAATTTCACCTAAAATTGTATGTGTTATATATGAAGCTGTAATTTCATTAATTTGATTCCAAACTCTTTCTAAATCTTTATTAAGTTCGTCAACTCCACTATTTGCATTCAAATCATTTAATGCTTGAACTAAATCTTCAGTACTATTTAAATAAGTATTTAAAGAGGAAACCCAAGCTCCATTCCAATCAATGTCAATGGCATCAAGAAGTCTGTAACCTTGACCATTTTTCTGATTAAGCTTACTAGCAATTAAAATACCATTGTATGAATACGTAGTTCCATCAAATGATATTTTATTAACGTTAGGAAAGATATTTTTGTTATATTGTAATTCTGCCATATTCGAAGATTAAAATTATTTTTTAGTTATTTTCCATTTCATATATCCAAGACCAGTTTGTTCTGTTCTATAAATATTATAAACTTCATTAAATGAATAGTTTTCAAAAGAACCAATCTTTCTCCAACCACCAGTTAAATTTGTACTAACATCTATAAATTCGATAGCTATACTTTTATCGCCGCCAAACTTATCAGGACAAATAAAATATCCATATTCCTCTCCGTTTTGCTCTATAATAATTGTTTTTGATGGGTTATCCATAGTAAGATATTTTTCAAAACCTGCATTTAAAATATCGTCTTTAACCGTCATTTCAGAATTTACTGAACTTCCGTATAAACATCCATAACCCCATTGTTGTACTGTAGTTCCTGATGTTCTCATTCTTGAATCTGATGCATTAACAGTAAATAATACATCAGTATTTTCTGGAACGATTGCTGAAATACTTTGTGTAGTAGTTTCTTCTTCAACAATAATTTGAGGTTCTTCTGGTAATGCGGTTTTAGATAAAACTTCAAAATTCATAATACCGTTTCCACCAGAAATTGTAATAGGAATATAAAGTTTTTTATTGCCAGAATCATATTCTAACAAGTTTAAACCAGGTAATGAAACTGATAATGGAGTATATTTTTCCATTTTAATTTGTCCATCAACAACATTTAAACTATAGAATGATTTTGCATCAATTTGAAATTCATCTTTGTTTACTGCGCTTTCTAAATCATAATTAAATTTAATTTCATTTTCACCAGTATCTTCTTTATACTCTGCTGTTGCGTTTAAATGACCATCAGTTTTAATTGTTAATTTTGATTTTGCGTGGTGTGCTGCAGTAGATGTTTTATTTCCATCTCCATCAATAGCTTCAAATTCAGTAAAATACAATAAATCAGCTTGGAAAATATCTCCACCAAAATATTTACCCTTTGCCCAAATTTTCTTAGTATCAGAAACGAAAATAATAGACCCGCTCGCATCTGCTAAACTCAAAATATACTCAAATGCTTCTGGAGTATACTTTGTAGAATCTATCATAACGAATTTTTTATTTAGAAAAAATCCGGTATCAATTAACTCTTGTTTTTGTATTAATTTTTCTGCCATTGTCTTATACTAATTGCCAATCCATATATTTTACAACATAACTAAATGAATAACTTGAAATTGCTTTAGCTATACCACTTTCTTGAACATATGATTCAAGAAATCTATCAGATACGTTTTCCAAATCCATTAGATTATTCCATGGCTCACCAATAGCTTGATCTAATGCATAAGTAGTATATGCTATAGCGTATGATGTTATAGCTCTAAGATTTATTGCAGCATTATGATACGAAGCTGTTCTGCTATTATACTGCGCAATTGGAAACCAAGTATTTTCTTGATGCTTAGTAACATAAGTTAATTTCCTTAATTCGGAAATTTTCTTAGAGTCATTTATTGCATCTGTATTTAGTATCATATTATAAAATATATGTAATCGTATTTTAATTAAAAATAAACACAGATAAACGCGTAATTAAATATCATTCAGATTATTGTACTAACAAGTTTTCATCTAAAATTTGTTCAATTTTAGCAATTTTTTCCATGATGTTAACATCAGAACCAGATCTTACATGTTGTGAAAGTTTAAGAACAATATCAGTTAGCTTTTTGTTTTGTGCAACTAACTCATTAATGCTTTCAACTAATTCATAAACATCAATAACTTTTTTTCTTGAACATACTTCTTCATTTTCATTTACATAAAGTTCATTAACAACAATTAATGAATTTGTTTGCAGGTTATCTAATGGAGTAATTTGTACGTTATTTAATTTCATAATTCTTGTTTTTCTATTTTATATTTTTTGTAAAAAATGGATTCTGTAACATTGTCTTAAGAAGATTATTTGTTTCTTCGCAAATTTCAATAAAATGTGATACATCATAAGCATCCAAAGTAAACCATTCGTTTAACTCATGTTTACTTGAAAATTTAAAATGCAACATTTTTTCTAATCTAAAAGGATAATCACATTGATAAGTATTAACAACATGAATTTCGGTAGAATTACCGGTCTGAAGTTTTTTAAAACGATTACTATTTAAATCTCTTGTGACACCAATCTTGAAAGTGTCATTTGCTGGATCACAAACCAAATAGATATAACCTCCCATTTAATTTCTGTATATAATTTCTTTATATAAAAATACTTAAAATTTTTTATACTTTTATTTGAAATTTTCATAATTTTTACTATTTTGTTTATGTAATTATTAAAAAGCTGCAGATTGATAATAATTACAGGGACTGATTCGGTAATACAAAGAGAGGGTAGTTCGAATCTACAAATAAAATTTGGGTTCTCCTTTGTTCAGTGGGTTCAACTCCCACCTTTCCCACCAAACTTTAAAATTAAATGATTATGACAGTAAAAGACGCTAAAGAAAAATTGCAAAATCTTGTTGATTCATTAAATGTATATAATGATGATGCAGAGTTCGATATAAATATATATGATAACTGTGGAGGTTATTATACCACTGATTTTGATGAGTGGTTGTTAGATAACAGAACTGATAAAGTTGTTTTAACTATTGAATAAAAAATATATGAAGAAAATTTATCTATTATTGAGTCTTTTGACTATTCTAAGCTTTTCAAGCTGTACAGAACAAGCTCGTGTTCGTGAGTTTGGTGGTAAAATGGATATTGAAGTTCCAGCTGGTTACAAGGTAACATCAGCAACATGGAAAGAAACGGAGTTGTTTTATTTCTTAGAGCCAATGGAAGAAGGTTATGTTCCAAAGGAGAAGAAGTTCGTAGAAAGTTCCAGTTATGGATTCTGGGAAAGTGAAGTAACATTTAAAGAGAAACGTTAACATTAAAAAATAGAAAAAATATGAAAAAGAGTTATTTGGGTTTGATGATCACCCTAATGATCACAGCATTGTTCGCAAGTTGTACTACAGTATCTCCTGATTATGGACAAGAGGCAGTTAAAATTCATAAGCCTTGGTTCTTCGGTCAAGGTGGTGTGGATATGGAACCAGTTGAGACAGGTCTGCAATACACATGGTTTTCTACAGATTATGTAATTGTTACTATGGTTCCTGTTAAGTATGATGAACCTCTTGATGATGTTACATCAAACGATAACACATTGTTGGATTTTAAAACACAGATTCAAATCCAGGTAGAGGATAATAAATCACCTATTCTTATCAAGAATTATGGTATTCATTTTTATGAGAACGTTATTCAGGAGCAATATCGAAATACTGTACGAAGTTATATCTCTAAGTATGGTCCATTTGATTTGATGAGTAACCGTGAGGTTTTGGATTCAATTAATATTGCTGTCAAGAATGATATGATTGCATATATTGATGAGTTGTCAGAACGCAGTGGTGAGCTACCTATTATTGTACAAAACGTATTGGTTGGACGAGCTATTCCAAATGATATGCAAAAGGAGGAAATGAATCGTACAGCCGCAGCTACCCAAGCTAAACGTACCGAGGAATCTCGTAAGGAAATGCTTATTGCTAAGGAGGCAGCAGAACGTCAACGAGCAATTGCAGATAAAGCATACCAACGAGAGCTTGGTCTAACGACTGACCAATTTATTCAACTTAAAGCATGGGAGATTATTGCCGAGAAACAAGGAGCTAATATTGATGTCCTTTTCGAAACCGGTGCTAACAAAATGTGGAACGTACGTCGATAAATCTTTAATTAATCTTTAAATATCATTAACAATATGGCAGGCATAATTTACGATACAATGGATAAAGAAGATATTACAACAATGTTTGATTATACTCTTGATCCAATGAGATTATTCAACGGCATTATGGCCCATTATCGAACCATTGAGGAACAAGAACGCCAAGCAAAACTTGTGAAAGCTCGTAAGAAATATGTTTACGGTTTCAAAGAAGTTGAGTTTGAAAAACTATTTGGAAAAAACGTCTTTGATTTGGATCATGGTTATGTTTGCTATGGATATTTGACCTTCAAAGATAAGGTTATTTCTGATTATCCTATACAACTTGGTAGAAACACACAAGGTTTCCTCGATAGGTTGAATAAGGATTATAATGAAGGCAAAAAATATCGTGTACAACATGTTTGGCAAGTTTTCTCAGTAAATGATGATGACGAAAAGAAATCATATGTTTGTGAGAAATGTATCGAGAACAAGAAAAAGAAATATGTCAATGAAATAGAATATGTACTCGATATTCAAAATGGAGAATTTGTCTATAATGTAGGTAAACGTTCTGGAATCGGTACTCCTTATATTTATGATAACATCATACATTTTGACCACAAATACGTTCATATCCCAACAGGTAAAACCGTTATTGATGCATCTTATTTGGACCATGAGGTAAACGCCACAAATATTCATGATTATTCTACGATAAATGTAGATAAATATATTATCTTCAGCGCTACCAAGTTTAAATGTTCATTTCATAATCGATACGAAGTAGCAGTTAAACTTGACAAAAGCACCGGTGAGGTAACTGAAATCGAATAAATAAAATAATCAAATATTTTTTCATAAAACTTCATAGATTTTTGAAATTTATGAAGTTTTTTCTATATTGTATATGTAATTAAAAACATCATCAATATGAAACAGCTTTTAGTATTCGTTTACCGTAATGCAAATAATTGCGATTGTACAGCAAATGGAGTAACATCTAAGTACAAACAATTCACACTATTGTATGATTGCTCCTTTTATGAAGCTAAACAGTGGGTTGAGGAAAATGACCCGACAAAAATCGAAGAGTATTTGTATTCAAACCCACGAGTACTATGGGGTAAACCAGCACCTTATGCTGAACCTCTGCAAAAGAAACCTGGTGCAAATCAAATGTTCGCCGGTAATTTTGTTTACACATCTGATTCACGTTTTCAAAACGCAACATACGGAATGGATGCTCCACTTAAAGTATTTGACCGTTTCGAACAATTTGAGTATTAATTTAATAAAAACATAAATATATGCAACTCTGTAAAGTAATAAGTAACGAACCAATTAAGAATTTTATTTGTGTTTACAAAGAAGAAAATGGTATTAAACATGCCCGAGTAGCGCAAAGAACTCTTTATCGTGCAAAATATTGCCAGTGTACAAAAAAGGAAATTGAAGACTTTTTTGAGAAGCAATGTTATACACACGTTGAGCAAATAAAAACTGATTGTTGGATTATAGAGCGTATAAAAGATTGGAACCTTGCCACAATCTATTACCGCGAGGTTAACGGAGTAAAAGAAGTGTTTGATATTCACTATCATAAAAATGGTAATATCAATGGAAAACGAACGCAGGAGCAAGTAATTGCAGACACAAATGCTATTATTGAGGAATGCGGATTTAAGTTGAATCTTTTTATTGGAGAGTTTATGTGTAATAAAAAACGTCGTATGCGTAAAACAACTCCAATTAGAGAGAAACAATATACGAAAATTAAAGTCAATTCTTGATTAGACTTAAACAAATCAAGTGGTGGTTCATTTTTATAAATAAACTAAAACAAAAAATTATGATTGAAAAGATTTTAACTTGTTCAGACAAAATGTCAAAGGAGTACTGCTGTACTGTAGTTCAACTTGGTGAGATTCAAGAAATCCCAGGTGCAAATACTGTCGCAAAAACTCTTGTAAATGGTCGTACCATTGTTATTGGTAAAGAGCATAAGGAAGGTGAAATTATGTTGTATTGTTCAAATGAATCACAATTGAATTTCGACTTCTTGTCAGTAAATAATTTATTCTCAAAGGTTGAGCTTAACTGTAATGCCGATGAGGTTAATGCTTGGTTAAATGAAAAAGTTGACCGTTCAGAAGACGAGGTTAAAGAATACTTGCGTACTCATCGTGGTTACTTCAACGAAAAGGGCCGTGTTCGTATGACTAAGCTTGCTGGTGAGATTTCAATGGGTTTCCTTTACGATTTCGAATTGCTTGCTAAGTGGTGTCCAAAATTGGCTGAGCTTAAGAATGAGCTTCCATCTATGGTTGGTAAAGACTTCGATACCGTTAATGGTGAGTTATTAGTTAAACCATACGTTCCAGAGTTGAAAGTACAAGATGGTGCTAAGAAGTCACGAGATTACCACCGTAATAAGAAATTGCGTAAGTTCAATCAAATGATTCCAGGTCAATTCTCATTCCACTATGATACTCAACAATTTGAGCGAATGATTAATACTTTCAAACCAGAAGATGTTGTAACTATTTCCAACAAGCTTCATGGTACAAGCTATATCATCGGTAATGTATTGACTAACAAGCCAAAGTACGGTGGTCTTTATTCTAAGTTGTTCTTGTACTTACCAAAGTGTTTACAATTCACTACTCCAAAGTATGATGTAATCTACTCATCTCGTTCAGTTATTAAGAATGAGTTCATCAATAACGGTAAGACTGGTTTCAGTGCTGGTTTGGATAAGTGTTTCCATAAGTACTACGAATTACTTAAGGATTTCGTTCCAGAAGGTGTAACTCTTTATGGTGAGATTATTGGTTATGTTGAGGAATCTAACTCATTCATCCAAACTGTTGGTAAGGGTTATGACTACAAGTGTAAGCCAGGTGAGAACCAATTCATGATTTACCGAGTATCTTCATACATTGAGGAAACTGGTTATCGTAAAGAGTTGAATGTTCAAGAGGTTTACGATTTCACACTTGAATTGATTTCACGATTGACCGAGACTGGTCATGAGGATATTGCGAAGCGTATTCACCCAATTGATATTTACTATCATGGTGCATTGAAAGATTTGTACCCAGATATTGAAATCAACGATAAATGGCATGACAATTTCCTTGAGCGAATCAAGAACGATAAAGAGAACTTCGGTATGGAAATGAATGAGCCAATGTGCCGAAACTCAGTTCCTCGTGAAGGTATCGTTATTCGTAAGTACGATGACCCAATCAATGAAGCTTTCAAGCTTAAGTGTTTAAAGTTCCTTGGTAAAGAGGCAGCTGAAATGGATAAGGGTGTAACTACTGACATGGAAATGACAGAGCGTTACTAATCAAAACACGATTGGGGAGCAATCCCCAATCAATTAAAAACTAAAAAATGAAACGTACATTAGATGAAGCTTTATTAATCACAATATTTGGTGGTTGGTTTGGTGCAGAGTTTTATTATGTAAGTAAAATGAAATGGGGAATATTATGTACAATATTTTGGTGGACAGGTATTCCTACATTAATTTCACTTTACATGTTCTTTTATTGGTTGTATATAGGTAAGCAAAAGTTTAACTTAAAATATAATTCTTAATATGAAGAGAGTAAATATAGATATTTTAATAGGTTTGCCAGGAAGTGGTAAAACTTATTATTGTGATGATATTCGCAAAAATTATAATGAAAACGTTTTATATTTGGATTTTGATGAATTACCATGTGTAGAATGTTTCAAATTACCTCAAAATGAAATAAATAACATTTTCAGATATAATGTTATAGATAGAATTTTGGTTGATGGTCTATTTACTACAATAGAAAGTCAAAATAAAATTGTTGAAAAGTTTGTTGAGTTACATAAACAACACAAAAATGATAAACGGCATGTAGCATTCCATTTTAACTTCATTTACTTCAACGAAGACCGTGAAGCATGCTTACATAATGACAGTTTCCGTCCAGCAGAACGTTCTGCTAAAATATCTATTAAAAATCTTCCATTAGAGTGTCCTAATGTTCAAAACTTTAATAATGTTTACGGTGATGGTTTCCGTATTTCATTTGATTTGAAAAAGAAAGACATCCATAAAGTTACTGGTTATGAATTATTTGTAGAAAATAATAGAGATGATTTTTATTCACGTAAAACTGGTAAAAACATTATAGTTTCACAAGATTGGTGTCTTGGTGGTACAGTTGGATGTTGGGATGGAACTGTGTACGAATGTACTCCAGATCCTCAACCAGAAGACTTCGAAGAGTTAGATAAATTATTATCTGAGTATGCTCCAAAGATTTCTTTCTTAGAGTATAAGAAAATTAAAAAAGACGCAGTTAGAATCGAGGAAAATGTAGAGTATGATTATTACGGAGGCAAAGAAACTCGAAGATACTATGTATGTGATTTAGATGTTTTATTTGGACATTTAGTTGAACTTGGATATATTAATGCATAATAATATGGATAATCGTCAAAAACAAATAGTTGATAACTTTATTAGTATTTTTGCTAATTCTCATAAATCATCTGATGCATTTAATTTATTGGACATAGTATGTACAGGTGCATCATATGTATTAACTTATGGTGAATTAATAGAAATACTTAATAAAGTTAAAAATGAGTTAAAAACTTTGATTGGAAAAGATAAGCCAAATGGTTATGGATTTAAATTTTCCGATGAAGATATTCTTTACTTTAAACGTGGAATTCAGCAAAAAATCAATATTCTAAAACAAATACAATAGTAAAAATTTGAAATTTTCATATTTTGTTCTATATTAGTATTGTAATATTAATTTAAAAACAAATACTTTATGACAAAACGTACGAAATTTTTAATTGTTTTTGGAGTTATTTTTGTTTCATTAACTATAATCTTTCCAACAATTTATAACAGTGTAAAAACACGTAAAGCAACATCTGAATATCCTTACATAGTTTATCGCGGTAATATGGAGCTTAAGCTTCAAGAGAGTAAAGGTCTTTTGGTAGATGAGGTTAATGCATATATTGCACGTATTGCTCCAACAAGTAACCTTAACGGTCGTATTCTTGTTGAGTTATGTGATGAATATAATATTGATATTAAGTTTGTTCTTGCGCAAGGTCAAATCGAATCACATTATGGTACTCGTGGGTTGGCATCAAAAACTAATTCAGTTTTCAATGTTTTAGCTTATGATGGTCATTCTTATAACCAAATTTGTAAAAACGGAAAGTATTCTCATCCAGATCATTCCATTCGTCCTTATCTTCAATTGTTAGCAGATGATTACCTCGTAGATGGTAAAACTGAATATGATTTAATGGATGAATTTGTAAACAAAGACGGTAATAGATATGCCTCTGCAAAAGATTACGAAAATAAACTTAAGAGTACATATAACTCAATTTCAGATACAACAAACACAAATATTGATTATTTGATGAAACAATATAATCATTACAAAATTATAACAGGTAGTTGAATTTAGGTTCAACTATTTGCTATATTTTTTTAATACAACTAATATTTTTAACAGATGGAATTTAGTCAAGATATACAGAAGTTTTTAGAAGAGAATTATCCGAACGTCGATATTTATAATATGACTTTGGAAGAATTGGAAGCATTCAAAACAGAGATTATTCAAAAACGCCAAGAATATGCGTTGTTGGAGAATGCTCAAAAGGTTTTAGCTAACGCAGCTTATGGTTCTTCTGCAAGTAATGTTTTCTATTTCTTTAACGTTAATTTGGCGGCGGATATTACTGGTGAATGTCGAGAATTAACAAAATCAATGTGGCATAACTTGGAGAATTTCTTTCATGAAACTATTTGGGAACGTAAAGATTTGTGGGAACAGTTTGATTTTGCATTGGATGAAAGTAAACATGATTGGTATCGTCAACAGGTAGTATCTTGTTATAGTGATACTGACTCTGTTTATACAACTTATGAAAATTTCTTTAACTGTTTTACGGCTGAAGCTTTAGCTAAATATCCAACAACTGAAGATAAGATTCATTGGATTTTGAAGTTTAATAAAGAGTTCCTTGATAAACAGAATAATAGATGGTGTGAGGAAATGTATAATCCTCGTCATGGTCAAAATGTTCATGAGTTCGAGTTGGAAACTGTTTGTGAATCTCAAATTATTCTTAAGAAAAAGAAATATCTTAAAGGTCTTCGTTATAATAAAGGTAAGTTCCTTGATAAACCAAAGATGTCAGGTACAGGTATTGAGATTATCAAATCAACAACTCCAAAACTTTGTCGAGAGATTTTGACAGATCTTACACGTATTTTAATGTTTGAGTTCTCCGAAGAAAACCGTGACGAATTTATTATGATGTTCAATAATAAAATTCAAGAGTATCGTAAAATTTTCTATAATGCACCAATTGAAGATATTTCGCAATCTGTAGGTGTTGGAGCTTATAAGAAATATATTATTGAGGATGAGGAACAATTGATTCTTGGTAAACAATGTCCAGTATCTGTACATGCGATTGGAAGATTTAATTATTTGGCACATAAAAATGGTGAAGATTCTAAACGAACATATTCTGGAAAGATTAAGTATTATAACATCATAACAGGCAAGGAAGGTAAAAATCCGGTTATTGGTTACTTTGGTTTCCCAGCAGGTGAATTACCAGATTGGGCTCCACCAATGCATAAACAAACACAGTGGAAGAAAAACGTAATTGACCCAATTAACCGTTTCTTGGAAGTTATGAAAATTCCATTGGCAACATCTTCATCAGTAATTCAGTTGGACTTATTTTAAAATATAAAACATAATGAACGATAAACTTAGAAATGCAATAACATTATACTTGGATATTCTTAATACTAATGATGAATTAGTAAAACGAGTTAATAACGCAGTTGTAGACGTAAACGATGTTATAAGCAAAATTTGGGAAATAGATTTACCATATGTTTTTAGCGGACAGATTGTAGGTAGACTTGTTGAAACATGTTTGGCTAAACATATGATAAATATAAATGGGTGTTGGTATAAACATGGTAATGAAAACTCCAGAGAAAAAGATTTTGAATGTGTAGCAGTTTTCAGTAAACTTAAATCATCCCCATATTTGAAAGATTTTTTAATATCTGTAGATAAAGACCCAGAAGATATCTATAATTTCGGTATTGAATTAAAATGTTCTGGTAGAGCAAATACACCAACCGGAAACAAATCATATGCGATGGACACGACTGCCGAAAAAGATAAATCATCGTTCTATATATTTATAAGATATAAAGAAAACAAAAAAGAGTTTAATGGTAAGTCTTATTTAAATAGTATAGAATTAAAGGGAGCTTGGTTTGGTTTCTTATCACAGTCTGATTGGAAAACATATAACTCTGGACAAAACGCGACAGTTTCTGCGCAAACAATGAAGAGTAATTTTATTAAGTTCATATAAACAAATGCCGAAAATTTTCGGCATTTTATTTTGAAAATTTTTAGATTTTTACTATATTAAATATGTAATTAACACAAAATTTCAAAATATATGATTATCGAAATTGTTCCTGATTTAAGAAAAAAGATTTACAACACCAAGATTGGCTATAGTACTTATAACCTTGTAAATTGGTATGGTGATTTTTCAACAATGACAGAAGATGATTTTGTTGAAGGTTTTAAACAGTTCGCTGCAGCTATCTTCATAACTTACGAAAATTTTGTTACACCTGAACTTATTGAACGTGTAGAAAAGTGTAAGGAACGTCAAATGAATAATTGGATTAAGTTTGCTGACCAAAAATACAAACGTGAAAGTTCAAAACAAAAATTTCTTGAGCGAAAACGCCAGGAAGTAGAAAACGATACTTACTTTAATCGAATTGATACCTATTTCTTCTTTGATGTTGATCCAACTCAAGATACACAGAACGGAATTCCACAATGGGCAACAATTACCAAGGAACGTGTTAATGATGAATTGTGGTTGAGACATCTTTATCGATGTTTGATTGAAGAACCTTGGTTCCGTAAATCAACTATCTTGTCATTGTTTTATGAAGCTTCAAACGACACTAAGAAATTTTCTTTCCGTCCGCAAGTAAAATTCATTATGGATGAGGATTCAATGATTGAACGAGATAAACAAGCTAGAAAATTGAGTGAAGATATAGCTCATTTTTATAGTGATTGCAGATACTGCGAAGATTAATTGAAACATATGAAAAACTTACAAGAATATATAACGGAATCATCTGCAAAAGTTGTTAGGAATCATAAGCTTAACAAACTTTTGAAACAGAATGGATTGGAAAAGATTCAACTATGTAAAGGAAATGGTTATTTCTGGTTGACTAGCGAAGATGATGAAACATATCGGATTCTATCATCTTTAGAAACAACATCCATTTATACTAATTCATTTTCTGACCAGACACCAGAAGCATGGGTTGAAGAAATTAAAGAACTTTTAAAGGACACAGAACTTATACAAAACAAATAATCATTATGGGAATTTTTATAGCAATATCGATGGGATTGGGATTTCTTTTATTCCTTTTAAATATTTTATTATTTGATACATTTGCATCAAACTTTAACAAAATCACATTTGGATTAATTTCATTGATTCCAGTTTTTGGAGTTTTTATAATGCTTTTATCTATTGGGTGGGATGCTAGTCATTACAAACATTCAGGATTTGGAAGTAGTATTTATTCCAATGAAGTATATGTTAAACGAACTAAGCTCAATCGTTGGTTATTCAATGATATTAATTGGAAAGAATGGGACGAACATGTAGAACGATGTAAAAAATTTGATGACCCAGAATAAAAGTTAAATAAGTTACATCTAAGACACTTAAATTCTTTTATAATATATTTTATTAAAAAGATTTATTAAATATCACCAGATGTAACGAGATTAAACGAGGGAGAACATTTTAAACCGTTATAAAGATGATATTTCATAATCTAAAAGATATAGTAGATATTTATAGTTCTACTCCTGATGGAAAATTAGATTATACCTGGGATAAAGCTAAGATTACTGTTTGGAATCCTATTGAACAAAAGGAGATGGAACTACAATTTGTTGGTAGTCAAAGAAATGATGATCCAACTAAGTCAGAAATAAATTTTATTGTAACATATAAAGATGAGCAAGTTTAAAACCATTACAACAGCTATTGGAGAATTTTTCCTATATGACTTGAATTTTTATAAAGTTCAAGATTTCTTTTATAATCTAAAATGGTTCTTTAGAAATCTTAAGAATTTTAGAAAACAATTATGGAATTTCCGTAGTTATGATTTTTCTTTTGCTATAGATATGTTGGTGTGTTGTTTACAACAACTAGCAGATTCTATTGAAAATGGACATGAGGAAGAACGTTCTGCTACAAAGAAAGTAGCAAAAATTCGTGAGCTTATAGACCTTTTACAACATGATATTGATGACGATATGTATAATGTCTATAGAACAATGAAAGATGAAGACATTGATAGTGCATTAATAAACAAAGAATGCAACAAGGTTTATCATGATTATTATAAAAAGATTTTCGATATTATTGAAGGTCAAAATACATATATTCTTTCAGAAAATGTTAACGAAATTCTACAGAAAAAATATCCTGATAAAGAACTAAAAGATATACCTCATGAGGAATGGTATGATGAATGGGTTAATCAATTCGATGGATCTGGATATGGTGGTTGGTGGGATTAGAAAATATAAAAACTATAAAGAAAATGGACTCCTATTGGAGTCCATTTTTATTTTAGTTTAATAGTTTTTTGTTCAATATTAAATAATGTTTGATCATGCGGAACAAGCTTATATGTTATTTGAGAGATGCTTTTATTCCTGAATATATAATCTATTGACCCATCAGATCTATCATCTCTGGTGTACTCGAATTCAATTCTAGATAAATCTATATTTCTATATATATCATTACCAGAATCATCTATTCCACCAAAGAAAAATAGATGTATAAATTCATTCTCATCTCTATATATATTTACAAATCCAGGAAACATATTTAAGCCTTTCTTACTCTCCACCAAATATTATCAATTGTTTCCGAAACATAACCTTCTGGAACAAAATTAGTATTTGGTCCTTCTGAAGCGTTATCAGCTGGGTTAAAATCTAAAAACTCACCACCTCTAACTTCAACTGTTACATTATCTCTTTCTGCATCAAGAATATTTACTGCGCAACGTTTGTTTAATGTTCCTGGAACAGATTCATCTCTTAATGGTGCAATATATTTTCCTCCATTAATAATTATAGAAGAACCAGCTTTTGATGTATAAATTAAATCTCCACTTGGATTGCTTGCATAATATTCTCCACCATTCAAAATAACTGAACCACCATATGCCCAAACAGGTATACCTTGGTTAGATCTTTCTGAAATAACCTTACCATTACCATTAATAGTTAGAATACCATTTGTATGAACAACAAAAACATTAGAAGATTCTCCACTTGGTGTTGGTCTATTTTTTGCAGTAATGTTATGACCATTAAGATTCAAAATAACTTCTCCTTTAACATTAATATGAGATTCTTTAAGAATTATATCTGTATCAAGAGTTATTTCTCCTCCATTTTCCATAATACTCATAAATTCTGCTAAATAATCTTGTGTAGCACTGTTAGAATCTATGATAGTAAAAACTTGTTTTAATTCTGGTTTTGATTCAATTTCTTCTTCAGAAAGATTAACCGTTTCAACTAAAGAATTCATAGCGGACGCATATTCTTTAGCAGGTTTTGAAGCTGCATTATTAAGTCTTGCACCACGTTGCATCATCCAAGAAAATTTATCATAAAGATTTTTTCTCTCTTCGTCTGATTTACAACTGCATAAAATTTTATTTACATTAATATTTAAACCAGTAGCTTTTCTAAAATTTTCTGAAAATAAACTATACATATTTTATTTTTAAATTTATTTTTATCATTTTTAAGACCATTTAAATTACATAATATTAAATACTATTAGACTAATATTTAAGTTCATCTCGAATGAACAGTGTAATTCTAGAAGTCATGTTAAAACTTATTCTTCAACATCAATTTCAGATAAATCTTCGTTTTCAGTAACTTCGTTTTCGTCATTTTCATCTTGACCAGGAACCAATTCATCATCATTTACATCTGGTGTTGGTTCTGGATCTGGTGTTGGTTCAACTGGAGTATCTGATAACTCAGCAGTAATATCTGCAACTAAATCTTCTCTATCTGAATTTTTAAAAGCTGTTCCGGCTGGTAAATGCCAAAGAATATGATTAAGTAAATCATTTCTGTTTTCTTCTGTTGCGTTAGCAATCATTGATTCAATATCAATTCTTGTATGTGCTAAATTATAAAATCTGTTATTCATAGTTTAAATTAATTAAATAATATATTTTTTACCACATATCATCTTCATCAACAATTGCATTTTCTTGCTGATATTCATCAGATAGTTCGTGGTTTTCTAATTCTTGAGGATTTATATAGTATTGTTTAATATGATATGTATTCATATCAAGAAGTATCTTATTACACATATCAGCAGTCTTTAAACAGTTATCTCTAAGTTGTTGAAAATACTCCATATCATATTTATATTGTAAAGTATAAACTTCATATAAATCTGATTCTCTGTTCTTCATATTAGAAGGATTAATAATTCTGTTATAAAGAATACAAATATCATTAAGATAATTCTTTAAACGTTTAACTATTGAAAAATTTATAATGTCTTTATATTTCATAAGTTTACGACATACTTTTATTTATATAAAAATAAAAATGGAGAACCAAATAATTGATTCTCCATTTCGTTTTTAACTCAAGGATAATTATCTATGATTTTTTAAGAATGTAGAAATTTCATTCCAATCAATACTATCCTTTTGTTTTCTATTCTCATTTACGACCTTATTTATATGTTTTATCATATTTTCATATAAATCTGCAATTTCTTCATGAGAGTTAAATTCATAATAAATAGTTTTTCCGTTTTTAGAGAATTTTGCTGTTAATGGTAATACTCTATTTGAATCTTTTGTGCATACATACCAGTCAGAATAATTCTTTTGGTTTTCTGCGCTTAACCAAACGTTATAACCGTTCCAAACAAAACCTCCTAATATCTTGTTTTTGGCTTTATCAGAATAATAATTCAAAATAACGGATTTGATTTTTTGAATTGTTACGTTTTTTGTATCAAAAGTTGTAAACTTAAAGGTGCCGGTACCGGTAGAAATTCTTCTACCGGTATTAACAAAGGCACTATTTTTGAATACTTTTTCATCTTTCATTATTTCATTGAAATCCCAACATACTTTAATTGTAGATTCATTAAGACATTCGATTGATTTAAAATCATTTGGTTTACAACTTCCATTTAAAATCATTTGTTTCATATTATCTTTTTCTTTTACAATATTTTTTTATTAGATTTCAATAAATGGTAAACTATTAAATGGTGTTTGATAAATTGCTTTAGTTGAGAATGATATTGCTAAAATTTCTGAGTTGTTAATTGTTAGAGCTACGTTTTCTCCATCAACTGCAGATTTTAGTGGAGCGAATGCTACAGGAGCAATAATACCTCCTACAGTCAAATCTTCTTTTTGTTTAACATTTAATAGTGATGCAGTTAAAATGTAATTATTAACATTTGCAAGCATTTCATTGATTGATTGAATGATTGTTCCTTCTGGATCTTCACCTCTAAGTAATGCTACTGTATCTTTAATACTTTCAAGACCTTCAAGTAATAACAAGTATTCTTCTTTTGAACCAACGAAACATTTAAGAATTGAATTGATTCCTTCTACTTTAAATAAGTTTCTAAAGTATGGGATTGCCATTCTTAATGTACCAGAACCTGCGAGTGCTGGCCATTCTTTTTCTGCTAAACCATCGATGTCATTGAATGACCAGTTAGAAGGTTCGCCATTTGCGTTGTTTTTGTTATTATTTCTATTCCAGAATTCTGTTATCCATTCGTTACAGATTGCATTAGATAAGAATTTACCTGAAATCCAAGATTTTGTCAAGCATTCAGATTCTCCAGATGATTCAACGTTATAAGAACTAGCATATTTTGGATTACCTGATGAAACTGAAACTTTATTTATTTCATCCAAATAATCTTTCAAACCTGAGCTAGCACCATAGTACATCTTTTTAATGTTAGCCAAGTTGTTATTAGCAGTATTCCAACCGTTGCAGAAATCATTAAGTAATTCCCAATCTTCTGTAGTTAAATCAGAACTTTCTACGTTAGGTAAGAAGCAATAATCATTTGTTCTTACATAATCTAAAGGAATTGCTATGTAATTAGGTTTAATAATTAAACCAGATTTTTGAATAGCTGCATGTTGTTCATTAATTGTAGCATCTGATGATTCATATCCAATTACTTCTTTACCACCATTGCCAGTGAATTGTGCAATTGGTAAATGATTTTTTGGAATTGATGGTGAAACATAAAGAACACCAATTAATTTACTTGAATCACCCATCTTATCAATAGCATCTAAATTGTAAATTAGACCATAGTTATCAATGAAATATGTTCCAGGATTACATTCTTTAGGACTTCCGTATGATGCCAATGAAGAAACTGCTGTAAATTGAACGTCTTTTGTTACATTAATAACATCTGTTCCAACTTCGTATCTTGCTGCACAATGTAAAATAATAGATTGTTCTAAGTCAATTGTGCTTTCTCCAATATGAGGAATTACAATTCTTACTCTAGCATCTTGCCAATTATCATTATTAACATATTCTACAGAGAAACCTGATATAGGAGCATTAGCTACTGTTGTAAATGTATTATCTGTAAAGTATTCAGGTACACAAGTGAATGTACATGGATAAGAAACATCTTCAGCAACAGATTGAGCAGTTAATGATACTTTGTATTCAATTACTTTTGAATCACCAGCTTCTGCAGCAAGTTTAGTTGGCATCTTAGATTCAATATTTTCATCTTTATCAACTGAAAGAATATTGATAACTTCAGGATAAACGATTTGAGAATCAATTGTACAATCTTTTATGAAATCATGAACACCATTTCCATTTTCTAATGTTGCATCACCAAGGTGTTTAATAGTTAATGTAAATTCATCTTCATCATTGAATGATAAGTATGTTTTACCAGATTTATTTGATCTAACTTTAACTACCATAGATAATGGATTGTTTTTATCGATTTCGATAGATGTTCTATTGTTAACATTTAAGTCATAATTACCAATAACTGATGATTCTACTGGAATATTATAGTAATATTCTCCCCATACTTCATAGTATTGAGTGTTATATGGTCTTACTGTGTAATTAAATGTTTTATCTGCTTCATTCAATAAGATTGTTTTATCTTCAACAACATTACCTTCAGCATCTAACAAATCAAATTCATTAGCGTAAATAGGATTTACAATGAATGTTACTTGTTTATTGATTGGACAACCTACACCCATCTTATTATCATATTCTGTATCAAATAATACATAAATATTAGCAGTAATTGTTACTGTTTGAGGAATAAATGATGGAGTCAATGTGAAAGAACATTGTGTTAAATCTTTATTTACTACAGTTGAAACTTTTAGAGATGCGGAATCTGCTGGATCAAGAGTTACTCTAAACGTTTTAATAGGAACGTTAATAGTATTATTTGGTAATAATTCTATTGAGAATTTATGATCTTTGTTATCTTCTAAAGAAACTGTATCAGATTCTAATGTTCCAATATGTTCATTATCACAAACTAATTTGAAATCTGTTACAACATGAACTTCTTTTAATGTAATATAAATAGCGTTATCAGCATCTGTATCACCATTAATTACAGGATATAAAACGAAGATTTGTTGTCTATTACGTGTTGAGTTACCATTGAATAATGATTTAAATGTACAAGAAGATGTATTAGAATCATATGTCAATTGTAAGCAAGGAACAGCAGGACCAGGGTTACCGGTTGCGTTATTAATATTATGTGTTCCATTTACATAATTTAATTTAACAGGATTTCCACCATTTGCGGGAATGTACCAAGCTTCATACCACATTGTTTCACCTTCGTTTACAGGGAACTTAGTACATTTGAAAGTATATTCAGTTTCATGAATACCTTCGTACCAACCTTCCGTACACATTGCTGGCATATGTTGTGGTTTGTTGTCTATATCGTCATTCCATTCCATTGAAGATGACCAGAACATACCTTCATCAGCACTAAATCTTAATGCAGAACCAGTAGAGAATACGTTTGCACCATATTTTTCGACGATAGCATCGTATTGTTCTTTAGTTAATTGTCTATCTTCAATTGAACTAATTAATGATAATGTACCTGTGAAATTTAATAAGTTGAATTTATCAACTACATTCATTACGAAATCAACAGGAACATTTTCACAAGTAATATTTTCTAATGTTAAGTTGCAAGATTTGTGTGGAACATTTGCTTCTGTAAGAGCTGCGTCCCAATCATTAACAAACTTAACAATATCAATACCAGTTACATTTCTTAGAACTACATTCTTAAGAGCTGCATCTGGAGTATATTTAAATACTTCAGCAGTTTGTTCAGCTGCAGGAGTAAATGTAACGTTTCTTAATTCGATATCAGAAATACGGTTTACTGGTAATGAAACTTCGTTTAAGATAACACCTTCAGCTGGTTTAAATGTTGTAATTGAAGAACCAATTGCACGATAAACGTGTAAGCTTGCTAAGTTGTTAATCTTGAAATCACCTAAGTGATATTCTTCAGAATCATTAAAACAGTTACGTATATCAACTTCCTCAAGAGTATTAAGGTCGTTCATATTACTTAATAATGCTACGTTACATCTTGTTGGACCAAGAATTTCTAATGATAAACCATCTGGAGCGTTTACTGCTTGTGGAGCATCGTAATATTCTCCAGCATTAATTGTTATTTCATTACCACCAACTGTCATAACTATTGCATTTTCAGTTTTGTTAGTATAACGATAAACGTCTGAAGTTCTGAATTCGTCAGAGATACCGAATAACAATTTTGTCATCATTGTACCTTTTGATTTAATCCAGTTATTAGCAATATTACCAATAAATTCTAGTTTACCGAATGAGTGACCAGCTTCAACAGCTTTTCTAAAGTCAAGAACTTTAATCTTATCAACACCCATTATAGAGAATGGAGAAGAAATACCGTTCCATGTTGAGTTTGTTGTCCATTCCCATGTACTATCTATTTCCATTTCTTTAGCCCAATGTTCAGGTACTGCACCATCTAAGTCGGAGTTAGTTAAACCGAATACATTTTGACGAGCTGCTGTAATAGAGAATATGTCTGTATAGATAGAAGCATTTTCATTCTTAATACCCATATAGAACTTAATAGTATTTTGAGAATATTCTCCAGAGAACCATTTAGAATCGTATAAGTTGAAACGGTTAGTTACCCACCATGTACGGTGTTGTGTTCTAGAACCATGGATAAAGTTCAAATAACCTGCACCAGATGGTAAATATTTAATTGTTTCTTGAACGTTATACATTCTTTCTGGCCACCAAGCTGCTTGTTTGTTGTTATACATATCTAACAATGCTTTTGAAGATAGTACACCAGAGTTATACATCGCTGTATCAAGTTGTTTTACTTTATTCATAAAGTCAGCGTCATTTTCTAACAAGTTCCAAAGAACTGAAGTAGGACCTGCGTAAGCGAATTGACCTTTTGAATAATCGTAAGTATTTCTATCTACTGTCCAGTGGAATACGATGTGACCATCATTACGAACACCAAGAGTTGTATCGTTATCATAGTTGATATAATAGTAGTGTAGTCCGTCTTCTGTTGTTAACATTGAGTTCTTAACAACTTGGTCAATACCAGCGAATCTCATCAAGTAGATATAGTATGCTGCCAATTTCCAAACATCGAAGTAATCATATTTCTTTTCAGAGAAATATTCCATATATGTTCTACCGGCGAAAGATTTACCATCTTTATCAACTTCATAAGCATCTCTATCAACAGAACCAACGTATTGTTTTTGTTGACCGTAGTTATCAGTATAATTATACTTGTTACCACCAGCTGCTTCTAAGTAAACAGATACATAATAATCTTCTTCGAATGGTGAACCAGCGATTTTATCACCATAATTAACTTGTTCGCCATCACCTACTCTTTCATCATCGAATGCAATATCTTCTACGAATGTACCGTAAGTTGCATCGAATGAAGCTACTCTTCCTTTATAAATGTGGTTTTCGATTGTTTTTGTTGAAACTGTCTTAGATACATTTTCATAATCGATATTTGTTAACATTTTATAAACTGGAGCATTGGCTCTCAAGTCATCTGAATCTTTATATTCTAAGTTATTATAAACTTTATTACCAGCTTCTTCTAATTGTCTTTGATCTAGTACGAATACTAAAAGACCATCTTCAACAGCTTTGTCATATTCAGCTTCTGGAATTTCTACGTATGGAGAAAGTGTATAACCATCCAATCCATCAACTAAATAATCAACGCCTGGTTTACAGAAGTGAACGAATCTCCACATTGACTCAATATTATGAGTGTGTGATACAAGATATTCATCACCATCAGGACCTTCAATTTCAACGTCTGGCCAACGTGGTTCATAATCTGACATTACGAAACGTGTACCCATGAAAGTATTTTCTTCTTCACCAGGTGCAGCATGAACGTCAGTAATTAAGTTAACACCTTGTCCAAATAATGAACCGTTGTTAGATGCTTCCCAACATTCTACCTTTTCTGCGCTAAATATTTTATTACCATTTTCATCATAAATATCTTCGAAACCGAATAGAGGAGTAGAACCTTTATCTGTCATGATGTTGAATTGACCTACGAATTCAGCATTACCATATTTGCGGAAGCCGTTTTCATCATATTGAACATTACCAGCTTCGTCTCTCACTAATGGACAAGCAAAAATAACGATTGGTTTACCATCACAAGATGTACGAATATCGATACCATCTGCAAGTTCACCCATACGTTGTTGAGCTAATGTTCTACATAGATAACCAGTTTTACCTGAATCATCAGTACCTTGAACCATCTTCATTGCATTACCCCATAATCTACCAGCACCAGCATTATGCGTCATAGAAGATTCAGCGAAGTCAGTTTTTAATGTCCATCTGTTTGTCCAACCTGATCCTTCATATTGTTTCCAACAAGCTTGATCTACATAATATGTTTTATCTTCCTTAAGTGCATTTTTACCTTTTAGTTTCTTAAATTCTGGAACATCATATTCAACACCAGTTACAGGGTTTTGAATTTTTGAATATCCATCAATTGAATAAAGAGTAGCACCTGAATAACGGAATTGTTTTACTGTTAACCAATCACGTAATGGTTGATACATAGGAACATAATATTCATTAGTTGAACCATCACCATAAGAGCAAGGATAGAAATCACCTGTTGCTGATTTATAGTAAAGTAAATTACCTCTACTTTCTAGAACTTCAGCTTCTTGATGGTTATATAATTTATGATATTTATCTTCACAAGTTTTCTTATTACATTGGAATTGACCAAGTTTAGAATAGTCATTTAATTCACCATGTGTAAATTCACCTGCACGATAGAATTCTGTCCAGTATTTAGCAGAACCGTCTAATGTTTTACCATCATTAGTTTTACCGAAGTATAAACGGAAGTTTTTCTTTGGATAGAACATTGATGATGTACCTTGACAAGATACCCAAGCACCTCTTGCATAGAAATCTAAGTTAGGATCTGTTGGATCATAGAATTCTACGTCAAATTCAGCGTTATTACTCTTGTTTGTAGCAGTATTAAGAATGTTAACATCACCATACATAACCATTGTAGGAATAGTATTCTTAACAATATCTAGAGAAATACTATTTGTACCTTCTACATAAATATTATTTCTATCATACATTTCCAATAGGTTATCTGATTCTGCAATGAAGTTTGTTAATTCATCATCTAATGATAATGCTTTATTATAAACACGGATTGAACGAATCTTAACGCCAGCTTTACCGTTTGGATCACCAATAACGATACCAGGATTTTCAGGATTATTCCATTTAATAGAACCACCGAAAGTAGTTGCTCTATCCAAAATACCATTCATGATAATGAATGTTTTATTAGCATATAAGTCAACCGTTTGGTCGTAATTTTCTTTATAGTTACCAACGATAAATGCAAGTTTCAATCTTTCATTATCTTTAAAGTTACCAGTTACTACACCAGATGGAGACATATCACCAACTGAACAACCACAAGCTGAAACTTCAATATGTGATCTGTTAGATTTATCTCTTACTGATAAAATAACTGCGTTTTCATCTTGAACATTAAATGTTTCGAAATCAACTTCAAATGTTAAACCTGAATTTGTATAGTTATCGAATACATTAAATGGAATAAATGCAGTAGCACCACTATTCAATACCAAAGCTTTTCCATCCCAACCAGATGTATCATTCCAAAGTACGTTGTTAAATTGAACATTAACATTACGATAATTCCATGTTGCAGGATTTGGTTCTGAGTTACTTCTGTTTTGAGCTTCAAGATTCAATACTAAAGATTCTTTAGTTACTGCAATTTGCGCAGCAGATTTAGCAACTTCTACAACAATATGCATAGAATCCAAAGGATTACCATTTGTATCTTTACTTAATGTAGTAATATTGATATCGATATTACCATAAGTTAAGAATACATATTCGAATAGTTGTTCTTCACCAGATGAAATAGAACGCATCATAGAAGCAACATTTTCTGTTGTTTCACCTTCAGTTTTTGTTAATGCAAATTCCAAAGTTGTTGCAGCACCTGATGTACTAAACAAACCATAATTAAATGATGTAGAAGAGTATTGTTGTGTTTTAAATGAAATTGTATCTTCTGGATTAAATAATGCACCTGAACCTAAATCTTGAGAATACAAGATATAAGTCATATTCATTGGTGTATTTTTATCAACGATAACAAAGTCATAATATTTTGTCATTGAATAAAGACGAGAACCATCTTTATTTTCTACATACATTCTAAATTGGATTGTGTTTTTACCCAAATTGAATATAGGATTAAGTTCACCTAAGTCGTTGGTTAGATAAATAGACATGTTTGAACTATATTCTGGGTTTTTAGAAGCCATATAACCATCAGTTGCTGTAGTTGATAAAGCTCCGTATTCTTCTGGAACCCAAGATTGGTTCAATGGTTTACCATTTACGTACCATTCCATGTATTTTTCACCTTGACCACTAATAGAGTAAGGAATTGTAAAGTAGTTGTCATCTAAACCTAATGCGCTATCAAATTCAACTCCCTTCTTATTATCAAATGAAGATTCCAAAAGAAGTTCAACAACTGTATAAACAAAGTTTAATGTTGTTGTAGCTTGAGTAGATACACCAGTAAGAGTTACTGTGATGTTGTTTGTACCAACAGTCAAGTAATTATCAATATTGATGTATTTTGGAATACCGTCTTGATAATTGTCGAAGTCAACAGGGAAGTTTTGAATAACTTGTGTAATTGTACCACCATTATTGAATACGATACGTGCTTGTACTGCTTCAGTAATAGGGTTTTGACCACTATCCTTAACAATATAACGGAAGTAAAGTTCTTGACCTTTTTCTGAAGAAAGTATTGTTACCATTTGACGAGATGTTTCATCTACACTAATAGATGCAGGAGCAGGAGCATCGAAAGTTGCTAAAAGCAAACCAGCATGTTCACCTGTTGTGTCATTAGCATATTTGTTATAATCATCTTCATCAGCAAATACATAATACTTCAACGCAGTACGGTCATAGTGTAAATAACCAAACTTTTTTGCCAAAGTGTCTTTAATGAACTTTTGAACGAACTGACCTGATACCGCAGCACCACCGGTTGAGTTATCACCACCCCAGTCAACGGTTTTGTCAATCTCTTGTTCCCAAAGTTTTTCTGCCATATTAAAGATTTTTTAAAATATATTTATTATGAATTTATTCTGTCTAGAATACTTTTAATTTATTAAAAATAAAAAAGAAGACCAATAACGATTTCGTTATCAGTCTTCTCATTACACAAACTTTTATTTTAAATTTAATTATTCTTCTTCATTAATTTCTGGAATTTCTTCGTTACTTACAGGTTCTAAAGATTCAATATTTGCTTTCCATTCGAAATCATATCCTGTCATTTGTGAAATCTTTGTAATATCTTCAAATTTACCAAGTCTTATATAATTTGTGTTAATATTTGTTGAATTTTTTGTTACGATAATTAATTGATTCAAATTATACAATAAAACATCACCAACTTCTAATTGTTTAGGTTTTTCAGATTTTTGATTCATTTCAAATTTATGATCTAAAGTAGCAACTAAACCAATTTTTTGTTTATTATCGTTCTTATAATCTGTAAATTTCAAACCTTCCGTTTTGTTATCTTGTAAATAATCTAAAAGTGAATTTCCTGTCAAATCATCGTTAATTGTACAAACTAAAGAATCGTACAAAACATCTTCTTCGGTTGTTGTAGTTTCTCCAAATTCATCAGTAGTTTTATTAATTTGTTTCTTTATAATATCCATTTTAATGTTAAATGCATTTGGATCTAAAGTCATATCAATATATAAGTTACTATCTTCTTTAACAATATCTTCTCCATAAAGATTCAAAAGTTTTCTATAGTCTCTACGTTCAATAATTTCACTACCTAAATCATGTACTTTAATTCTACCTGTGATTTCGTTTAATTCAATATCTTTTAATTGATACAACAATCTTAAATCTGCATTTTGCCAATCAATTCCATTTAAGTTAACATAATTAACTAAACCAGAATTTAATTTATCGGCCTTAATTAACTCTTCTATCCAATTACTTACAAAACTATAAATAGTATCATCTGATGTTTCATTATAATTGTTTATAGTTACATTATTTAATTCTAATGTAGTTAAATCTGCTGTTGGTGTGTATTGTAATGAATCTATAACATTTTCATTTAATACTAAAGAATTGATAGCAGTATTCAAAATTGTTAAGTTATTTAATTCTGCTTTATTAGCTAATTTAACTGATGATAAGTTTGTTCCATCAATAACCAAATTATTTAAGTTTTCTAATGTAGTAAAATCAATATCATTAGAAAGTTTTTTACAATTCTTCAATGAAACTGATTTTAAATTAGTCAAATCAGAAATACCGTAAATGTTGGTTACTTCGCATTCATCTTCATTTCCTAAGATAAATTCTTCCAAAGTATGACCTTTTTCATCATTCCAACATGTACTTACTGTATCTTGATAATTAATCTTTTTATCATAATTTGGATTTAAATCAATAGTATCATATAAATAAGAAGAAAGTAAACTTAAATCTAATTTGGCTATTTTATGAGGAGCCATAATTCTAACTCCTTCCATAGATTCATTAGATAACGTGTTAACACTTACGAGCTCATCTGATGAACCGAAATTATGTGCTTTATTATCTAATAACGTTTCGTTTTCGTTCACTGTCACGTCAATTGGATGACTTTCTGACATTCTTACTATGAATGAATTAGTTGATTCTGGAGTTAAACCTTTAAGATTTAATCTAATTGAGTTATTGTACCAGTTATTAAATTCTCCATCATAGTTTACTAACATATTTAAGTCAGTTTTACCGAATGAATATGTAGATGCTACAAATGAAACTTTGTTATTTAATTCATACAAGTAATAAGCAGCCATATCACCATATTGTTCAATATGACGAGTTGCTGCTGCATTAACTTTATCAGCTAAAACAGTATATAATGAATCAAGATATTTTAATGAATATTTCGTTGTCATAACTGGTGTTTGTGTTTCGTTTCCAGTTTCTGGATCAATCTTAGTTTCAAATTGAGGAATATAAGATTGTGTTAATTCATCCCAAACTTCTGCTTGTACTGAATGTGCGTTCATTTCGTAAGATACAAAATCAGCTCCAATGTTATGAACAGCTCCAGTAAAAGTTTCTTCTAAAACAGAACCTTCACCATACCAATAATATTTTACACCATTATGTGTAATATAATCTAATTCATTGTTATTAACATAAAATCTTTGCTTGTTATACATACTATTGTTTATAGAACGTAATCCAAGTTTTAAATCTTCTAATGCAAATACTTTAGCATTTTCAATATTTGATGAAAGATCACCTTCATATGAATATTTAAAGTTCATATGATTAGTTGAATCTAAATAGTATTCGCTTTGTGGTTTAGCAACAGATTTTGTAATAATGTATGAATAACCATTAACATATAAATCTGTTAAGTCATTATATTTTGGAGTTGTTTCAACAAAAACTTCTTTAGACAAATTACTCCAAACGGAATCATTTGTTAAAGTTTTTGTTAAAACTCCAAGATATTCATCTTCATAATTATATTCACGATTTTCTAAAGCTAAAGCAGTATCTAATGAATTACTTCCTGTGAAAATCATGATTGATGATGTGTCTTTTATATCGATTGTTTTCATAATTTAATTCTCAGTATATATTTGTTATTCATTAGGTTGTTCTTCTGGTGCTTCTTCTACAATTTTATCAACAACTGTTACAGAAATAGTTTTTGAAACATTTGAACCGTCTGTTGATGTTACTGTAATAATAGCTTCACCTAATTTTTTAGCTCTAATTAAACCATTATCTTCTACTTCAACTATTTCTGGATCTGATGAAATCCATTTTAAAATTTGATTTGTAGTATCTGCAGGTTTAACTTCTGCCATGATATAATCAGTGTTATCTAAAATAATAGTTATATTTTCTGAACCATCATGTAAAATGATTTCTTCAGTTTTAATAGAAACTGATAATAGAATTGAAATAGTTACCGCTGCAGAGTCTTTTGATGTAGCAGAAATAATTGTTTTACCTTCTGCTCTACAAGAAATACGACCGTTAGCATCAATTGTAGCAACTGATAAGTTAGAGCTATTCCATGTTACTTCTTGTACAGATGGATTATCTTCTCCATAAACTATCTTCATTGGAATAATATCTCCAACGAATCCAGACATATTAAACTTATCTACATATCCTTCAAAGTTCATATCATTAACAGGAATAGTAATTAACATATCGTTAGATGAATAAACATTTGTACCATCTTCTGCAATAAATGATATTGTTGTTGAACCAGAAGCAATAGCTTTAACATAACCAGTATATTTATTTGTTGTTCCTTCAACCAATTGTGGTGTTGAATATTCAACAACTGATGTATCAGAAACGTTCATTAAAATTCTCTTATTATCAGCATTTTCTGGAAGTACTTCAACTTCATAGTTATTAGTTAAACCAATATCAAGTTTAGAATCCAAACCAGTAACGTTAATAGAATTAACACCAACTTCAACTTTAACATCAATAGAATCTGAAAGGTTTGTACCGTCAATTGTTGTAGCTGTTAATGTTACAGTACCGCTAGCCTTAGGAGTATACTCTCCATTTGGTTGAATATCAATGATTGAAGTATCTGAAGAAGTATAAATTAATTTTTGTTCTGTTGCATTTTCTGGAAGAATGATACAATTCAATTTATCTTTAATACCGATAAATCCGTAATTCTTAGAATTGATTTGAATTGATTCAACAGGAATAGCAATAAGAACATCTATAGTTTTTCTTGCATCAAATCCATCGTTTGCGATTGCTGAAATTGTACATGTACCAGTTTTATAATTTCCTTTATCATCTTTCTTAGGAGTTACTAATCCATTAGCATCAATGTTAACCATTTCATTATCGGATGCTTCCCAAGTAATAGAACCATCAGAAACTACTTCAGGAACTGTTGTATAATCTAATTGGAATGAACCTCCTGGATATAAGTTTATAACATTAGTATTTGTATTAATTTGTTCAACTGGAGTAACAATTTTTAATCTTAATGTATCTGAAACTCTATTATTTTGTTTAGATGTAAGTTTAATTGAAGTTTCTGTTGTTATTTCATTAGAATTAACTGCAGCAATTCTTCCATCTTCGAAAACAGTAATAACAGAATCATCGTATTCCATAGTCATATCAAATACGTTTGCATTTGATGGACTATAATTTAGCTTAATATTTTTAACAGTATTTTTCTTTAATACGATGTTATTATCTTCAAATTCAATTGATGATAAATAAATAGGATCTACTGTTTCAACTTCTGATTTTTCTATATCATTAAAAATAAGAAGAATAGTTTCATCTTCATTAATTGTAATATATTCAGCTTCAACCCAGAATGGAACATTAATTCTAGTATATTCATAGTCCCAAACTTCGTTGCCATCTTCTCCAACTGAACTAACCATTCGTCTAGTATAATATTGACGATTATCGTCATAAATATAATAAATAATAGAGAAGTTATTTAATGATTCAGAAGTAGATGCGTAGAATTCGTCACGTACAGTTTTTACATGAGTATAATGTGTAAAAGTATTAACGTTTGAACCTTTATCGTATTCTACAACGATATATTCTTCGAACGAATCTGTATCAATATCTTCTAAACTATTTACTTCTACCCATAGTCCTGATTCATTTTTAAAATATCTTATAGGTTTCTTTTCTAAGAATGCTTCTATATTATCTATATAAACATATTCTCCATTTACTAATGTATAATACATTGTAAATCCTGAGAAATCAATATCGTTTTTATCTAAAATTCTTTTATATTCATCAGAACCAATTTGTGCATATACATTAAGAGCTAATTCTGAAGCATCTAAATTATAATCGTAAGTTTTTGTGATTTTATCCCAATAAACTTTAACGTCGCAATCTGCATCATTTAAATGATATGTAAATGTTCTGTTACCAGTTCCATCTACTGTAATTAAATCATAATTTTCTCCATTCTTAACATAAAGAGGAGAACCATCTGTTAATTGCGCAGATGTTGCTTCAAAATAACCTGCTAATGCGCCAAGATAAATATCGTTCCATAAGTCGCAATAAATAGAATCGTAAGCACCGCTGAAGTGATTCAAAACAAAATATTCCGTAGAACCTGATGATTCATATGTCCAATATTTTAAATAAAGTTTATGAATAGCTGGATCTGCGTTAAATAAAAGAACTTCTTGATTATCTTCTTCTGAAATAAATTCTGCATCAATAAAAATCATATTTCTGAATAAAAGTTGATACTTTTCATCAGTCATATAAGTTTCAGTCATTTCTTTTAATACATTTTCTATTTCAATACCTTGTTGAGCTGATAATACTTTTTCAGCATCATCTGTATCAGTATCATTAACAATCATAAGGTATTTTTCTGATCTATTATAATCAAGAGCAGGAGCATCACCTTTATCTCCTCTAATACCCTTTTCTCCTTGTACACCTTTATCACCTTGAGGACCGTTAAAAACTCCCAAAACTAATGAAGAACCATCTTTTAAAACAACTTCAAATAATTGTGGTTTATTATCTTCAAAAGTTTCTGTTTGAATAATATTTTCAATTCTTGTTTGATTAATATTATCCAAAGAAGTTTTATAGTTTTTCTTATTGTGAGCTAATAATACTTGGGCATTAGAAAGCAGACCTGGCAATGTAGATAAATCTGTTATCTTTGTGATTTTATTATAATTTGCCATTTGTATAATATTGTTAAATTATTTTTGTGTTTAGTTAGCCCATCCGTTATTATTTGACCAAGACTTATCGTTTATCCAATAACCACGACCAAAACATGAACGAACGTATTGCCAAATAAGTTTAGTACCTTGATAGATGGTAGCTAAATGTCTTTTTCCTTTATAAATGGTATTAATAACTCTATCTTTTACATATAATGCCATAATTTAAAATTAAAAGATATATTTGTTATTCTCCCTCCTCAAAAATCATGTATTTAACATTATCTTTGATTTTACCATCTGCTAATAATGCGTCGTATTCAGCTTGACTGTTTAGATAAACTTCTTCAAGTTCTTCAAGCTTATTACCAAGTATTACACCTTGAGCTGCACTCAAGATTAATTGAGATAATTCATCAGAAGACAATTCTCCAGCTTCCAATGAATTATAAATTAAATCGTTTACATCAGTATTATAAATAGCTATACCAGTGTCACCTTTAACACCTTTATCACCTTGTTCACCTTTATCACCGGTAGAACCTTTTGAACCATTATAAACTGAAAATTCGTAATTTACTTCTTCTTCACCAGTACCAACTGTAAATGTGATAGGATTGTTTTTACCATCACCTGGATTTAACTTCTGTTGAATATTCTTGATTGCATTACCTGTCAATGCAGATACTGGAACTTTATAAGATTTTCCATTATAAGCAACCATGATAAATTCTTCACCAGAAAAGTTATTTAACACTGGGAAAGAAGATATTTTTCTTCCTACTAAAGCCATAATTAAATTTTTAAAATATTTTTATCGTTTGTGTGTTTTAATCTTCATAATCTACATATTCCATTACAATAACGGAATCCTTTTCTTCATTGGTTAAAAAACCATTGTTATCCTCTGTAAAAACAAGAATTTTATCTGATTCATTGGCTTGCATCCAATTGTCAAGAATTTGTTCTTGTTTTTCTAAACTTCTATTTTCTTCTCTATATATAAATACAGGATTTATCGTAATTTTTTTAGCCATGAGTGTGAACGTATATTAATTTATTAAAAATAAAATTATAGGCAAATGATAAAAATGATTTTTTGTTTAATTTTTTTATTTTATTTTTGAAATCATTTTTTTAGCTTACTATATTACTTTATTAGTTATAAAACTCGTCTGGGCAGTTTGCGCCCTTTGGCATAGACCATAAATATATGAGTTGTAAAAAACTAAAATGGCAAGAAAAAGTGTAACTTTAAGTAAAACATCAGAAAAGAAACTAGTATCGTTTTTAAAACACAATCAAGAATATATAACTGAAGAATTTGAAACAAAATTTAGGGAACAAGTTATATATGACATTAAAAATATTAGAGAATGCTCCGAAAAGAAAATCGTTGATTTTTATTGTGAAGTAGCAAAATCAATGTTAGAATCTGGAGAAGTCAATTTCAATGACGAATTCTTTAATACTCTCAAAAATAAAGTTAGATCTAAATTATCTCAAGTTTATACATCAGGTAAAACATTCGATAATAATATCGACATTTATTTTAATGAGGTAAAATCTATCTATATTAAAAATCCTCAAAACGAATCAGATGGACTTGAGTTTATTCCAGAAAACAGAGACATTTTCATTAAAAACAATTTGAAGTTAGTTATTGAATGTGCTAAACGTTATCGTGATCTCGGTTTACCATTCGAAGATTTAATTCAAGTTGGAAATTATGGTTTATTAATTGCATTTGATAAATTTGATACTGATAGAGCAAATTTACGTATTGCGATTATGAACGATATTAAAAATTCAGCTACAGAAACATTTACTAAATTAGAAGCTGAAGAAATCATTCGCAAAAATTTCACTTATTCTAAAAACTTAGAACAAACAATAAATTCTATTCCAGAAAATGGATTTGAATCAAAGGAAAAATTTATTGAGTGGTCTAAGGTAAATATCAAAACAGCAGTATTCGCTTCAGTGGCTTTCCAATGGATTAGAGCAAATATCATTATTGAGCTCAATAAATATGGAAAGATCTTAAAAATTCCAAATTCAGTTAAAAATGATTTAGGTGCAGCGTCAATCATAAGATTGGATTCGTTGAACCCATATACTGATGATTGTTATCATGATAATCAAATTTCAGATTACATTAATAATGAATTTAAAACTGAATATGAATTATATGATGAACAAGAACAAGAAGAATTATACAAAGAAACTGTAGAAGATCTTTTATCTATTTTAAACAATCAAGAACGTCGTATTATTAAAAAGAAGTTTGGAATAGATTATCCGTATGAAATGAGTCCTAATGATATTGCAGAGAACGAAGGATTACCTGTTAATAAAGTAAAACAGATAATTAATTCATCAATGAAAAAATTATCTAACGAAGCTAATAGAAGCGGAAAGAAATCTATCTTTTCGTAATCAAAAATTTATATTTTTAAATAAGAAATAAAGTTTAATTAAACAATATGGTTTTTGGAAATTTTAATGATGTGATGGAAGGTGAAAAACAATTATATGAAGCTTTGCAAGATAATTTATTCACCAATTCAATAAGAAATTCACAGATATCCGTAAATAATAAGAAACAATCTGCTTGGTCAAAACTATTAAACCTTTTATCTCAATACGGTATGAATTATGATGACCAAGTATTAAGAAATATGTCTGCTATTCCAGCGGATAAAGCTCTTCAAAATAAAGAGGATGTAATGTTACAAAACTCTATGTATGGAGCTTTAAATAACTGGAAGGTTAAGGCGGAAGAAGACAAGGCATTTTCAGAAAAGACGTTGGAACAACGTCGTCAAATGTTAAGAAAGCTTTCACAAGCAACAGAACTTGAAGATATTCTTGACGTTATGGCAAATGAATGTATTGTTTATGATGATGACGAATCATATATTGGACAACCATTTATTGATACTGGTTTAACACAAGATTTAACAGAAAAATCTACAGAAGAAATTCGTAACTGTGTTAACATGGCATTCTATAAATTGTATATGTTATTAGGATGGAAAACTTCTGCATGGGACGATTTTAAACGATTCCTAATCGATGGTGTATTAGCATATGAAATTGTTTATGATGATTTGGAACATCCAAAAACAATCATCGGTATTATTGATGTTGACCCAGTAACATTAACAAAAGAAGTTAAAGACGGTACAACAACATGGGTACAATATAAAGGTGTACAAGGACGTGAAAGAGTTTTATTGGATGCTCAAATAATTTATATTAAATATGAAGATTCTGGTGTATCTGAAAGACAATCGTATCTTGAACGTTTAATTCGTCCATTTAATTTGTACCGTATTGTAGAACAAGCACAAATTATTTGGACAGTAACTCAAGCATCATTTAAAACTTTGTTCACAATACCTATTAGTGGTATGAATAAAGCTAAGGGTATGCAAACGCTTTCTCAAGCAATGAATAGATATCGTGAAGATATTTCATTCAATGGAGAAACTGGTGAACTTCAAATTAATGGTAAAACTAATCTTCCATTTAACAAAGAATATTGGATGCCAGAAAATGAAAATGGTAAACCAGAAATCGAAACACTTGTAGATAATGGTCCACAACTTAATGATTCTGACCAAATCAAGTATTTTGAGGCAAAACTTTATAAAATGTCAAAAATTCCAAGTTCACGTTTTGATAAAGAAGCACAAACAACTTGGTTTGGATCAGATGCAACTCAACAAATGAGAGATGAAATTAACTTTGGACGTTTTGTATCTCGTTTAAGAAATACTTTCGTACAAATTATTCTTAAACCTTTACGTATTCAAGTTGCATTAACAGTTCCAGATATTAAGAATGATAAACGTATTCTTGATGCTATTTCATTTAGATTCAATACTTACAATCAGTTTACTGAAATGATGGATATTGAAATAATGACAAAACGAGTTGAATTTATTGGAACAATGAAAGATTCATTAACTGTAATTGATTCTGATGGTGAAGAAAAACCATTCTTCTCACCAAAATTCTTAATTATTAAGTATTTGAAGATGTCAGAAGCTGATTTAGAATTGAACGAAAAATATAAACTAGAAGAAAAAATTGCTTCCCAAAAGAGTGGAGATTCTGAATCAGAAGGAGATGAAGGAGGAGACGATACTGATTTAATGGGAGGAGATGAAGGAGGAGATGAAGGAGGTTCTCCTGAAAAAGAAACTGATGGTGGAGGTGATTTAGATTCAGAAATGTTAGGAGACGTTCAACCAGAATCTACAGAAACTACAGAAGCTTAATAAAATATGAAAACACTTAAAGATTACATATTAGAGAAAAGTTGGGATAAATATCAACAAGGTGTTTATCCCGACGATTCTATTAAAAGCGCTATTTATGATTATGTAAGTGGTATGACAAGCGGAGTAAATTATGACCTCCGAAAAGGAAATACCAGAGGTTCTAAAAAAGTTATTGATAAATTGGATTCTGCTTTTAAAGATGCAAACTATGCAGATGGTAAAATATTAAATGTTTGGAGAACTGTTGACTGGGATTATATGAAAAATATATACGGTGCAACTAGAGAAAACATAAAAGATTTTGTTGGAAAAACTTTTGAGAATAAAGGTTATATGTCAACAACGAAGAAGTTTGGTTCACCTTGGGGTAAAAGTTGGATGAAAGATGATTTGGTTATGCATATTACTTCAAAAGATCCTTATCCAGTTTTAGATATAAATAGAATTTTTAAATCATCTGAAATAGATTGTGCTGACCAAGAAGAGTATTTATTACCAAGAAGTACTAAATTGGTTTTGAAAAAAATATCTTATCATAGAAATAAACATAAAACCATCGAATTAGAGATGGAAATTGAATCATGAAATTTAGTGAAACAGAATTATTACCAGGTGTTGTTATAGATGTAGATGATCCAAAAATGTTAGGAAGAGTTAAGGCAACTGTTCCAACTTTATTTGATGAAAGCGTAATGAGTAAAGATGGAATGCCTTGGATTTATCCATTAACTATGATAGGTTATCAGGGATTTTCTAAATTACAAAAAGGTTCAAAAATCTGGGTGTTTAAACAAAAAGGTAAAAATCGTGAATTTTGGTATATTCCAATGTTTGAACTTAATAAAAACACCAGAGATGTTGTTGAAAATTATAAAGAGCCAGAAGTTTTAATATCAAGATCTGCTGGTTCTGAATCAGTATATATTTATTATAATGACGTTGATGGAATTCAATTAAAGATTGGTTCAGAAAATTATGTAAATATTAAACCAGATTCATCAATAACATTAAAATCTGGTAATGCTAGAGTAGACTTAAAAGAAGGAAAAATTTATATAGGTGATGGAAACGCAATAGAACCATCAATACTTGGAAATAAACTTTTTGATGCTTTATCAAATTTATCTAAAAATCTTGGCGCCATTGCTGGTATGTGTTCAAATCCATTTACATTACCATTAGCTACAACTTTCCAACAAGCATCAACTATGTTAAGTCAAGATATACAAAATATACGCTGCGACAACACATTCATTAATTAATTATGGCAGAAAAAAAATCAGTAAACGAAGTTGTTAAACCTAAAGAAGAAAAAAAGGAGAAAAAACAGGAAGAAACCATTTTGTCATTATCTAAAACTCCAGATGAAGAGTTAGTGAAAATTATTGTGCATGAAAATGTAATGCTAACTAATGCATTACAAAGCGCCAGAAAAGATTCTCGCAAGTTGAAAAAAGATTATGTTCTTAAAGAAATAAAAGAAGAAGAAATAGTAGAAGGAGAAGAAAAAAAAGGAGAAGAGAAAAAAGACGAAGATACTCCAAGACCAAAATATCGAGTTACATTAACATTATTAAAAAAGACTATAGTTATTTCTGGAAAAGAACAAGGAGATTCAAAACGTGAAAAACAATTACAAGATTTTGCAAAAACCAAAGCTGAATACGTTTTCGATAATAATTTAATATCAAGGGATAATTTTAAATTAGATACAGACAAATTTATTCCAAATGTAAAAGGAACTGAAACAGAATGGGAATATAAAGCAGTTTATAAATGTTCAGTTAAAGATACCTTTAAAGATTTAGGTGGTATTTTAAGCGAAGAAACCATTAAACAAGCAGCTGCAGCTGAAAAGAAAAGTGGAGATGATTTCTTAGCTGGTAAGCCATCTTCACCATTTGGTCCAGCAATGACATCAAAATCACTTGGAGAATTTCAAGCAAATGTTGTTGGCGGATTGACACAGGCTACAGTTAATGGAGTTACGCAAGTTGCTGGCTCGACTCTCGGTGTTGCTGGTGCAGCTGCTGGTGTTGTTGGTTCAGCGGCAGAAACCGCTTTATTATGCACTAATATTGTTACTGAAGCATTTTCATATATTTCAAAAGAATTAATTGCTTATTGTACGGCTGTAGCTGTCGATTTAGCAACATTAGATATTTCTCCAGTGGCTAAAAAAATTGGTGAAATATTAACTAATGGTTTACAAACTCCGGATGAAATGCTTAAAGAATTAATGACCAATGCAGAAAAAGCTTTAGAAGATGCCCAAAAGGCAGCGGAAGATGAATTAAAAAACGATAAAATACAGGAAATGAAAATTAAAGCAGAGGAATTCAAAACCAAAATGGATGATACATTAAATATGGTTAAAGAAAAAATTGATTCAGTAACTGCTTATATAGAAGCTGGACCTGATTGGTTAGAAGAAAAAATTGATGATTTATCATATAAATGTTTTGAGCAAATTGGTATACAGGCAGGTAAAGCTACATATACTTTCAATGAAAAGAAACAAGAATTTATAGATAAAATAGCTGAAAATATAGCCGAACCAAAAGCCAGAACAATAAACGAAAAGGCAAAAGAAGCACAAAAGAAAACAATGGACAAAGCTAACGCCCAAATAAAAAAATTAGCAGCTATGGCTGCGGCATTGGTAGCAAAAGCTATGATGTTGTTAGCATCTTTATTAGGAGGATAAACAGTTTATGAAAATATATTAAAAAATAAAGAACCTCATTGAGGTTCTTTTTTATTTTTTCTTCTTTCTATAAATTTTAGAAACAACTTTCTTTATTTCTTCTAAAGGTTTACCGATAATGTTGTCATTATAAAATGCCGGATTAACAATATTATGTTGTGCATGAGCATGTTTATAATTATAAACAAACATCGTTTTTATTGTATTCATGAATTTTGCACCTTTAAAATACATTCTCCATAAAGCTGCATTAAGTTCACATCCATCTTTAAGTTCTTGTTTACACATTTCTCCATCAGCAAATATTTTATCTAAAGTAGATTTTCTAAACATACAAGATTTTGGAAAACAAATAAAATCTAATAGAGCATTATTTTCTACTAACTTCTTAATATCTTTATATGAATGTTCTACGAATGTATCACCTACTCCAAATTGTTCATCTGTTATTGTTGAACAACTGATAACATCAATGTTAGGATTTTCATCAAGTAATTTGGTTTGAATTTCAAATCGTGAATCTACCATGGCGTCATCATCATCAAAAAATACTACATATTCACCCTTTGCGTATTGTAAACCAAGATTTCTAGCATCTACTATATTTCCGGTATGTGGCAAATGTTCAATTGCTCCCTGGCAATACATTGTTACTAACATATTGTGAGTATCATCTTGAGAATCACCCTCAACAACAATAAGCTCCCAATCTTTAAATGATTGAGAAATACAATTTTTTATTGCATTCTTTAGTAATTCATATCTATTTTTAGTACAAAGAATAATTGATAATTTCATATATTACGTTTATGTTTTTATATATAAATAAAAATAGAAAAAACATATTGTCTTTTTCAAACAATATGTTTTCTATTTATGATAAAAATTACGTTTTAATAATTACAATACATTTCTTTAACAAAATGTTCAACTACTTGTTTATTCGATATTTTCTTAAATAGATAAGCATAATCATAACCAAAATCCAGTAATGTATTTCGCATATGTGTATTTGTTACGATTGGAATAATTTCTTTTATTGAACCTTGTGCAGATAATGTCTGTCCAATTGCATTATAATGATGTTTTGAACCATCCGTAAACATTAATACATAAGGCCAATCTGTAGATGCAGAAATATATTCATAAACAAAACATATTTCATCGTAATTTGTTTTTAATGCTTGACCTATTTCTAATTCTGATAAATCAATATTCATATCATTAAAATCCAATAGTTAAACCAATATTCCATAAAATGGTTTCATTATATCCAAAGTAAGAAATATCTGTTAAGTTAAATATCAAATCTGCATAAAAATCAATATAACTATAATTTCCAATTTCCCACTTTTTTGTTACATTTAACTGAACGTTGTTAAATGCGAACTTTTTATCTGGCCCAGTGTAATAACCTTTCCAAGGACTCATACCAACTATTGGAGTTAATGACCAACCACTTTCACCAAAATCTATTGGATAACTTACTTCTAAATATGATGAATAAGGTCTATCTTTACATTTATCATTCCACCATTCGCTTGCATCTTCTCCTCCAATAATTGTTCCCCAGAAAATTGTCAAAGGAAATCCTTCAGAAACACAAAGCTGAGCATAAACTTCTGTTTGTGTAGAACTAAAAGAACCATTATTAGCAAAATAGAACATTGGTGAACCATCACAATAATACATATGATTTAAACCAATAGAGATAATATCTTTATGAGCATACTCAATAAATAAATCTACCTCTCCATAAGGTTTATCATGAAAATTAAATTGACAGAATACACAGTGTTCATTTAGAGGGTCACTAAGTGTTCCCCAGGCACCCACACTAATTGAGTTACCATATTTATCACCATAACCAAATGAAAGCTCTGGTTGAATCGAGAGACCTGCTACACGTTCACCACGATAAATATAATTAGCTGATGCAGTAACTGAAAAATCTACAAATGCACCTTGTTTAAAATCATATGCAAATGAGCTCAGTGATGCAAAGACAAGTAATATTGTGAATAAAATTTTCTTCATTTTTTGTTAAGTTTTTATTTTTCAAATTGCGCTAATACGTCTACATAAATATCTCCAAGATATTCGGCATCCACACCAAATAGATATGGATAAAGCATACTCATTAATTCACTAACGGTTGCATCCAAATCCCAGTTGTTTTCATCGCATTTACCCAATACAATTTCAATCATGAATTGTAAAGATGGAGTGTCTAAACCACCAATAAATGGAGTAAGCTTCTTTACATAAGCTTCCAAAAAATCATTAAACATTTCTCGTTTCATATTCTTTTCTTTTTTAAAAAATTACATAAATAAAATAGTAAAAAATATGAAAAATTCAAATTTTATTTAAGTATTTCTAAACATTTTTTAATTGCTGCATCTTGTGCATCTTCAAATGTTTCAAAATCTTCACCATAAATACCATCTTCTAATTGTTGACGAGGTTTCGTTATCCTAAACATCCAAGATTCCTGTGAAGATGAGAAAATAGTTATATGTAATTTATGAACTTCTCTTAACCAACGTTGAACTACATCAAGAGTAGGTGCAGAAATACATTCTATTTCTTCATCATTTTCAGTTATATATGCATGAAATAAATTATCACTTCCATATTTCTCATATAAATCTCTTGCCATATTCCAATTAAAAGGACTGTGATACATATAAACTTCAGCGTCCTTTTCATTTACTTTGTAACATGTTGGTATATCCCAATCAAAACCAAGTTGCTTCAATAATGAAGCATCTGCAAAATCTATAAAAAATTCAAATATTGACATGTTTATGTATTAATAAATTAATTTATCCATTTCTAACTTTTGTATTCTATATCTATAACACCATTTATAACCATCTGTATATGAAAATGATTCTTCATCTTCTTGTTCAAAATCTGGTTTATTTTTCGATGCTTCTAATTCTTTATTGAATAACTCTAATACTTTACTTTCATTAGTACTTACAAAAATTGGTCTAAAATCTGCTCCGTAATATGGGTCATCCATTTCATAACCAGTATATTCTAGAAAATATATGTAATTGCTATTCATAATACTATTCTTATATTGTTTTTATTATTCTTACATCTCTTCTGGCCCCATAAATATCATGTGGGTTTCCATAATGACACATTCCGTCATAAAAGGTAGTTGTCCAACAAATTACGCTTCCACATGAAGCTATAATATTTTGTTTATACTTTAATAATTCATCACGTGAAGGGATATGCCAACCATTATTAAATTTTAATGACAATGCATATTCTCTTGAGCACCAATGATAAGGTGGTTCAAGATTTAAAGGTAATACATCAGAAAGCCATGCACAAGGTTCACCAAATTCATTAACATCAATAACTGTACATTTTACATCATCAATTATTACCTTTTCACCAATTGGTGGTACAATATCAGTTTTATCAGTATTTTGTTCAACTGTGTTATTAGTATTTTGTTCAATCTGTTTTGTATTGTCTAAATTTTGACTTTGCAGTCTATTACTTAAGTACTCTAAAAATTCAGGCAAACAACATATAATTGCCAAAACAAACATACATGCTAATATAATTCCAAATAAACTCATAATATTTTATTTATTAGTTTTATTAAATTTTTCTTTAATCCATTGAATTGGTGTTTTCATTTTTACCCATTCATAATGGTCAATTGGACATAAAAACGCAAGCATATTCGAAATAGAATTATTTCCTATATCTCTTCCAACAGGTACTTTCTTTTGCCACGTAAATAAACCATATAAAAAATCTTTAATCTCTGGAATCCAGAACAATATAAATGCTCCAATAAAAGCTAAACCAAGCATTGATACAAAGATCAATCCCATTATTTCTAAAAAATTCATAATACTTATATTTTAATATTCAAATACACCATCTTCCCAGGTGAGTTTATCACCGAAGTTTCTCTCAATAAATCCATCATAAACATATATCATATCATTTTCAATTATTGTGTCTGGATCATTAGGTAACCAATATCCCTCCGGCATTCTAATAGGTTCTGCATCACTATAAAGCAAAACTTCTTGGCCATCTTTATTGATAGCAAGCCACATTTGTTTCCCTAAATATCTTTGTTTCTTTTTGTCTACTTTTAAAATATAGACACAATACCAAAGATATAATTTTACAAAAAATCTTCTAATTGGGTTCATAGTTTTTACCAAGTTCTTATTACTTCAATTCTTTTAACAAATTTTCTAAGTATTTGATTAATTCAAATTTATCAGCAGGAACCTCTTCTATATACTTAACATGATACCATGTAGTAGAATCATAAGGATCAGCTGCATCTCTATACTCATACCACACTTTATATGTTTTATCGTCTTCAATTTTTTCTTCAACACCATTAGGATAACGCCAATAAGTTGGGTCGCTATATTTTTCAATACGTGTTTTAATAAATTTTCCTTTACTAATATCGGTGCTTAAATAACGTAATTCATATAATGTTGGTTTGTCCATTAATGGAGTATTCTGAAGATTCAACTCATTAACTAAACCTTTTATTTGTTCTATTGTATTTTCCATTTTATTCTTCAATTTTTATTTGTTCACCAACTGATTTGTCTTTATAAATTTCTTTATAAACATCTGAATTAACCCATTGTTCGTATAATTTTCGATATTATTTTTGTTTATTTTCTTCAAATATTTGAATATCATTATGTAGTGTGTTTTTATCTATTGGCATATTACTTTTTATTTTTTATGATTATATCCAGGATTTATTCCAGGATTTATTAAAGCATATTCAATATGTGTTTGTTTTAATGAATTATAATCAGGTGCACTTGTTATTGATATTTCCATAATAGTTTTCTATAAATTTTTTAACTTATTTGCTAAGCTATAAACCTTATCTGATTTTTGTGAGAAAAGCTCAATCTCTTCTCCAGCTTCATAATTTTGTATAAGTGTTTCTAAAATTTCAATTAATAACTTATACTCAGTATTATTCAATTCTATATTAATCTTTGGTGTCATATTATATTTAATTTATTTTGTAATTCTTCGATTTGTGACATTAACATATCAAAATCACCTTCATTAACTCTCAAAACTTTTTTCTTATATGTTAATGCATATATTATTACATTATCTTCTTCTGTTAAATCCTTTTCTACATTTAATAAAATTCATTTACCAATATTTAAATATGCATCAATTATTTGGTCATTTTCTAATGCTATATAACATGCGGTATGATAAATAGAATTTAACTTTTCCAAAAATGGAAGTAACACTAATTTAGTATCAATGTCAATAGATAATTCATTTATCGTTTCATCTAAATTATCTAAATTGTCAATATCTATTATCTTCTTATTCATTATTATTTATTTCGTCCCAAATTGATTTAAACGATTCAGGTATTTCTTTTAATAGATTCCATATCGCTTTGAAAAAATTAACTAAACCTTTTTTGAAAAACAAAACCAATAATGCAAATATAACATAAATCAATGTTAAAACAACATTAATTGGCCAAAAGATTAGTTTTATCCAATCTTCTGTAGATTCTGGTGTATCTGTACAAAATATAAGTACACAAATACAAAAATGAAAAAATATGTATAAACTTAATCCTAAACTTAACATAATTATTATTTATTTGTTAAACATTTCCATATGTTGCTAATGCAAGTCTATATGCGTAATCAAACATTGGTAAAGAGAATTTTTCAAATGGGTTTTTACATTCTGATATTTCACTGCAATGTTTTGCTGGGCACGCATCATAATTACAAAATCTTCCTGGTTGAAGATAAGATAATCTTTGAAGACAATCGTATAGATACTCATCAGGTTCCATAACTATCCAGTTTTCCCCGATTAATCTATTATCATTTTCGTTTAACCATTTTTCCCAGTTATTCATTTGCATATCAATGAAATTCTGAGTATTACCACGTTGTTCATAACGTTTTTTGAAATCTTCTTTAGCCCAGATAGGTGGAACAATAGTTACACGTTCATCAAATGGAACATTATCCACTATTAATTGGCGTATATCTTTATGACATGATACTAAAACTATAAAACCTTGATTACTGTAATGCATAGCACATTTCAAATATCTATCCCAATCTTTTTCGAAAGGAGTAGATTCTAAGTCAATAACACCAGGAAAAAATTTAGCTAAATGGCTTTTTCCTATGCCAGCATATCCACAAACTATCATATATCTAAATTTATTAAATCGTAAATTTCTGAATTTGATTTTTCTTTTCTTTCTTCATATGATGCACACTCACATCCATCATAATATGCTTCTTGTAATATTGTATAGAAATTTCTTATCATATATAAATATAGTACAAAAGCTTAAAAATTTCAAATAAAAAAGAGGAACTTTCGTTCCTCTTTAAAATATATTATGTTACAATAAATTTTAACCTTGAATGTGTTTAACTCTGTCCTTAACTTCACATTGTTTTCCATAATTAAATGCTGATTTATAGTCTCCAGTCAAATATCCGCAAACTCTTCTTAGTCGTTTAATATTTGTTCCACCACATTTTGGGCATTCATCTCCAGGAATTTCATCTTCATAACCACAGTTTGGACAATAATCGATAGGAACATTTATAGCAAAATATGGAATATCTTTATCCATTGCATATTTAACTAATTGTTCTAATGCATCAATATTATTCTTAGCAGAGCTTGGAAGTTCTACATAAGTTATACAACCAGCATTTGAATATCCAGTCAATTGTGATTCAATATCAATTTTCTCAAATGGATTCATATTATGCCATACTGGAACGTGCATAGAATTTGTAAAGTATTCGTGGTCAGAAACATTTGGAATAACTCCATATTTTTTGGTGAAGTTTTTCATTGCGGTATAACATAAGTTTTCTGCAGGAGTATAATAAACACCAAAATTAAGTTTCAAATTACTCTTAAATTCTTTACATCTAGTATTGAATAAACTTTCAATCTCTTTTGCAAGATTCATACCTTCTTCAGATGTATGGTCACATCCAACAAGAATTTGTAAAGTCTCTGCCAAACCAAGTTGTCCAATAACAAGAGTACCATGTTTAAGGGCTGAAATGATTCCTTCCTCTTTCTTATATCCTCTCATTGTTAAATTTTCATACATGAACTTTGCAGATTCCATTGGTTGTTTACACATATGATTGAAACGTTCCAATAACATATCCTTTGCTTCATTAATTTTTGTGTCCAATAACTTCATAAAGGTTTCGATGATATCTGTTCCAGTTTTTTCAGATTTTTCTTTAGCAATCATAGCGACAGTTGGTAAGATAATTGTTACTGGTGCCAAGTTACCTCTACCATCTTTCTTTTGTGGATTAACTCCTGGTTCTGCATTAATATCTACACCATTATAAGTACGACAACCCATTGTACTCATGTATGTTTCTGGATCATTTCTATCATAACCAGCGTTAACACTCCAGTCAACGTTACAATAATTAGGATAAATACGTTGTGCAGTTGATTTTAATGCTAATCTATAAAGATCATAGTTTGGTGTACCTGGTGCATCATTTACACCTTTCATATATTGGAAAATTAAACATGGGAAGATTGATGTTATGCCATGTTTACCGAGACCTTTGATACATACATCCAAAATAGCTTTAGTAATCATACGACCACCAACTTCTGTACATGTACCAAAGTTAATACTTGAGAATGGTAATTGATTTCCACTACGTGATTGTAAAGTATTAAGATTATGGAACAATCCTTCAACAGCTTGATATGTTTCACGCTCTGTCATCTTTAATGCGTAATTATAAACCTTTTCGTATTTTTTATAACGTGGAGAATCAATAGGTAATTCAGAAATAAAACAATCTTTTAATAATTCTGAACTTGTTAGTTTTTCAATTTCCTTATCGTTTAGATTTTTGATAAAACGTAATCCATCTATATAATGTTTCCAGAATGATTTACGAACATATGGTACCATTGAGTGGTCAATATGACTAGCAGCAACACCACCAAATTGTTGTAATGATTGAATTTGGAAAAGAACTGCAACTAATTGCATAGCGGTATTTACTGAATTAGCTCCTCTAACATCAGTTTGTCTTGTATTAAAACCATTTTTTAATAAATCATCAATAGGAACTGTTAAACAATTGTGCATACCTGCTGCATAACTATCCAAATCATGTACATAAATAATGTTATTTTCATGATTCTTTCTAGCCATCTTTGACATAACGTTCTTTAATGCTGCATTCTTTGTTACAATTCTTGCTGCTTCACCAATACGTCCACCAAATGACATTTCATCTAAGTTAGCATTTTGATTCTCAATATTTGTACCATTAAGCTTTGCTTGAATTTGTTTAATCAAATCAGATTTATTTTCACGAATCTCTGCATGACGATTACGATATAGAATAAATGATTCAGCAACCTCATACTTATTTCGTTTAATAAATTCCTTTTGTATAATGTCTTGAATTTCTTCTACTGAAATAATATCTTTCTTTGTAAAATATTTGTCAAATGTTTCTTTAAGTTGTTCAATAAATTTTTCAGGAATTTCTTGATTTACTGATGAAAATGCTTTAGCTAAAACATCATTAATCTTTTCAAAATTAAAATCCTGAATGCTTTCATCCCTTTTTACTACTTTCATATTTTGCTTTAATTTATATAGATATATTTTTTAACAATCTGGTTCTGTATAAACTTTGTTATCTTCAATTTTGACAACCTTAAAAATTGTACCACCGGCATACCAGCCTTTGCCAACTTGTGGTTTCTTTTTCCAATTCTTTGCCCATTCTGTGAAGTTATCATCAAGCTTATTACTTACATAAACTTCCCATGGTTCTCCGTTTTCAGCTTTAACAGCTTCACTAATTATATAGTTTTGTAATGTTTTCATATGTTTTATAAAAATGTATATTTAATTTAATATAGTAAAATGTTAATAAACAAAACAAAAAATGCTGAACAAAACCTATCTTTCGATAGATTTCATTCAGCATGTATGTTAGTTTTTATTTATATAAAAATAAACTAAAACTATAAATTCGATTTAGATCGTAAACTAAAAAAATCAGTCGAATTTTCTAATTTTTTTAAATTATTATCCTTACAATATGTTTTTCTTACATTAATAATGCTACCGAAATTTTCTGAGTGCATACATAAATCGTAACCATCAAAAAAGACACAACCATTACAATATTCAGATTGATAAACATCAGCTTTATTTTCAGAAAAATCTTTGTTTATTTCAGAAAAATCTTTGTTTAATTTCTTTTTTACTTCTTCTACAATATAATTAACTGCCTCTGTATTTTGTAATTCAGTATAATCTATATCATAAGTGTGTAAAATATTTTTGATATCCGAATCAATCATTTCTGATTCTTCCAATGTTTGCATTCTACCTTCAGATTGGTATGTTTCACCACGTTTAATAAAATACATCAAGTTATTGAATGTATGATATTGTTCTACTACCAAATTATTGAAGTGGTTAGAAGGCATGTTATTATAATGTATAGATATAATGAGAGGTGAATCGGTGATAATTACATCAACTTTATTCTTTAGTCTAAATAACTTATGATATTGTTTTCCAAAAACATAAAGTTGATCACTTAAAACGTTATATGATTCTTCCCAAACTTTATCTTTAGCAAATTCAAGAGATAACTCACAATTTATACCTAATTTCTTTAACTCATAAAAAATGCCACTTGCACATGTTGATTTACCACTACCTGGTCCACCAATGAGATTAATTACTAATGTTTCTTTCGTAATAACATTTTCATGTGGTCCACATATTAGATTATTTACTAATATTTCTTCCATATTTACATTATTTAAACATATTTAAAATATCTTTAATAGGATAATCATATCCAGGGAATGGATTGTATGTTGGTTCGATACCTAAATCTTGCATTGTACAAATTATATGAGTAATGTTAAACATTAATCCTTCGCAATTTACTTCACAATACGCATCGTCATATTCTTTATTATATGCTTCAATATCGTATCCTTGTGCTCCACCTTCTCCTTTATATGTTTTTATTTCTATTTCTTTAAACCCGTAATTAACAAGTAATAAAGTTAAAACATCTTTTCCTGTCATATTAAAGTTGTTTTGATTTAAGTATTTTTAAGAATTTTGATTCTGAAATTGTACAACCAGCTGCACCTTTATGACCTCCACCTTTATACTTTGATTTAAGATATTCTCCACAATGGAAATCGTCCCAATCATTTACGTTATATAATGAAACTGTCCAGTCACCAGTAGGAGTACGTTTAAAAACGATTCCATTTTGGTTATTACCGTTTCGTAATTCTTTAAACATTAATGAATTTGATGGACCTTGAATAAATAATGCGCATGCATTTCTATCACCATCTAGTTTCCATCCAAAATCACCATTGTTATAGATTAATTGGTAATTGTTAAAATTATCATAATCAATCAATGTTTTACCGATATCATATAATTCCTTGATAGTTTTCTCACCATACTTACGAATGAAACACACCGAATCATGAATAAATAACCAATCAATAAAATCAAATGCAAAATTAACATCTAATGATAAACCAACCGTAACTGCTTTATTAACACATTGACAAAACTCATTAGTATATCCTTCTCTTTCAAATGACCAAGAATCCCATCCAGAAAGAATTCTCAAAATCTCTGGAACTTTTTTGTCATTGTATTTTTCATTAAACGGATCAAAAAGATATTGATAAACACAAAGGATTGCAGATTTACTAGTATCTCTAACACCATTTACATCATCAAATCCTAATCTAAATGATTCATCAATAATAGGTTTATGATGGTCACACCAAACAAACTTTGGTCCAAACATTTTTTTGAGTTTCAACATTTGTTTAGCATTATTAAATGAAATGTCAACCATTATAATATTTTCATATTCATTCTGAAGATTATCGATTTCTTCATCTGTTAATCTGTTTAATGTAGTATAATCAGCTGGCATCATAGTAATTGATGGACCTTCCACACGCATACGTTTAGTCAAATGATAGTAAACTAAAGCTGCTGAAATAATACCGTCATTATCTTCTTTATGATAAATAACTAAATATTTTGTATTCATATATTCTTTAAATTTTAAAATTGTTCACAAAGTTTAAATGCTGATTCAATAGTATCTGATATTGAATAATTTCTGTATTCTGCTCGTTTTCCGCATAATAACATATTCGGATAATCTTTCTTTAATAACTCAAGATATCTTCCATAAAGACCGATTGAACGAGTATCTCTAATTAAATCAATTGGTTCTGCGCCAATCTCCCATTCTTTATAATATTTATAAATTGCTATTGTGTGTTCATCAAATTCTTTAGATTTTCCAATTTTCCAAGGTGTTAACCACTTAAACTCTGTTATTTTATACCATTTTACTTTTTTATCCAAATAATTAACAACTGGGCATCCTAATAAATTTGTTGTGTTTGCTGATTCATCTCTAATTACATAATCTGCAGCAGTCCATTCTAACTTACCAATGCAATAATTAAATAGTCTATCAATTTCACCAGTATAAATAACTCTATCTGCTAAAGATGAATAAGATTTTGGTTTTTCTAAAAAATTTGTATCAAGTATTATTGATATATCATCTCCAATGATATTTTCTATAAGTTTAGTATATCCATTTTCTGGAATTCCTTGATAGATCTCTTTGTAAAATCTGGCATCAGAAAAAAGTAATGTGTTATAAATTCGTTGATGAACATTAGCTGGTAAATTTTCGGGATCTTTGTTATAAATCTTAGTATAATATTTTCTATAAATAGTTTCGTAAATTGTTTCACCGTATTTATAAATCAAATATTCCTTAAGATTATTAAACTCTTCATTTTCCATAAATTTATCATCACGTAATCTTCTTTCAAATTGATATGGATAAGTTTCACCATAAATATCATAACACATTTGTAAATCATCAGAAAAAAGATAACGGTTTTTGTCGTCAACTAAATATTCATTATAAACTGTTGGTACGATATTGTCATATTTCTTAAGAAAATTCCAAACATCTTTATTATTTGTATGAATAATGTGCGTATCAAATAGATGAATTTGAATATCATATTTAAAATCATTCGCACAATTTCCTCCAACAAATGGACGTTCTTCTATTATAACAACAGAATATCCTTTATCTTTAAGCAGACGAGCACAAGTGGCACCAGCAAAGCCGGCGCCAACTATCATAAAATCATATTTGTTTTTATTAGCGTGCATCAGTTAAACCTTCGTATTTTCCAGATTCTAAGCAACAGTTCTTATATTTCTTTCCAGAACCACATGGACATGAATCATTTCTACGAATCTTAGGATATTCTCGAACTTGTTGTTTTGGACGTTGATAACGCATCATAAGTTGTTGCATTTTAGAAGGAGAAGCATCCAATGCTGATTGCATCGCTTCCATAGCATTTTGATTGTCTTCAAATTGGATGTTTGTTACGCCATCCATAATCATTCCTGTTTCGATGTTAGTATTCATAAGTTATTATTATCTTATTTTTATATCTATTTAAATATAGATTTTTACTTTATAGATTTTCAATTAAACTTAAACTTTATTTTTATTTAATAGAAATTAAAATTTAACTAATATGAAGTCATTAAATCAATACATAAACGAGAAACTTGTTTTGAAGTCTAATAGCAAAATTAGAAAACATCAAGAATATAATTATCATCCTAAAACAAATGAGGAATTAAGAACGTTAGTTAATGAACTCATTGAAGAACGTGGTATTGAAGCTGATTTAAACGACATTGATACATCAAAAATTGATGATATGTCACATGTATTTGAAAACAAAAAATTTGATGGAGATATTTCAGACTGGGACGTTTCTAATGTAAGATATATGGGACATATGTTTTTATATAATTTTGATTTTACCGGAAAAAACACAGATTTTAGTAACTGGGATGTATCAAACGTTTATCATGCCGATGGAATGTTTGCTGGATGTCAAAAGTTTGAAGGTAAAGGATTGGAAAACTGGAAATTGAAATCGTTAGGAGTAGCAAAAGAAATGTTCGCCAATTGTCATGAGTTAAATTTCGACATAACAAATTGGGATATTTCTAATATAGAATACTTTGAATCGATGTTTATAAATTGTAAAAAATTCAATCAAGATTTATCTAACTGGAAATTCAATCATAATGTTAGAAATTTAACTGGTTTATTTATGGGGTGTGAAAGTTTCGAAGGAAAGGGATTGGAAAATTGGGATGTTAGTAAAATAACAAATATGAGAAGTATGTTTGCTGGCTGTGCAAAATTTAATGCCGATATAACTAAATGGGATGTTTATTCAGTTATTGGCATGTGTAATATGTTTCATGGATGTAAAGAATTTAATCAGGATTTATCTAATTGGAATGTAAAAAATCTTATGGATATTACTGAAATGTTTAGGGATTCTGGTATGACATATAATTTAGCAAAATGGGCACCTAAGCTTCACAATAAATGTAAAATAAAAAATGCATTAACTAATACACCGGTAACTAAATCAAAACGTCAACCTTTCTGGTACTTTAGAAAATAATATAAAAGGGGAACATTTAGTTCCCCTTATTTTTTTCATATTCTCTTTTTGAAATGATTGTAAATGTCTCTTGAAGTTCATTAATACTTCCTTCCCAAATATTCCTTAATTTATCTTTAGAGATTTCATAAATCAAAAATACTTGACCCGCCTTAACTTTGATTTCTATGCATTTGATATATGAATAATCCAAAAACTGTTCGGAAGGTGTATATGAAACAGCTACCAAATATTTAAGATACTTTCCTTCATAAACATTCTTAAGAAATGCTTCAATGCTAAGATTTAACATTTTATACTCTTGCATCATTTCATTAAGTTGTCTTTTATATGAATCTCTTTCGTTTTCTCGTAGAGCAATTTTAGATTCTAATAATGATACTTTCTTTTTGTTAAATAAATCCATATTCTTAGTTTATTTTGTTTATTTGGTCTACCATCAAATTAAGATATTGCTTCAAATTTTTTGTGAAATTTTCAATATCGTACATTTTATCATGGTCAAAAATTCGCAAATATGCATAAGTTGAAAATTTTTCAAAATGATAATCATCATGAATTTTAACAAGTTTTATGCAATCATTAGTAAGACTGCAACAATCAATCGTTAATGATTTTTCGAATGGATTAAACAATACAGTCAACTCTGTTGATGCAATTACGCCTTCATATTCACGGTGAAGTTTTATATTCGTATAATGATGATGATTTAATTTATCGGTTTTACACATTATATAGTTATTAAGATTGTTACCAAGCGTTATAAATGGTACTTTACCAGTAAGACCATGTTCATCCATAAAATCGCAAGTTCCAAGAATATCTTTTGCTTGTTCCAAATGTTTCAAACAATTGTCTAACATCTGACACAAATTATCCTTGTATGCCTTTTGTGTTTGATTACGTTCTTCTTCTCGTTTTTTTGCAACTTCGAGAATTCCTAATTCATTGATAATTGTCATAATATTTAAGCTTCGTTAATACGGATAAGTGATTTTTCCAAAAATTCCAAAACTTTATCGTCACGATAGAAACAATCTACTCCATCGATAAACTGTACCTGACGAGCTACTCCATAGTGCTCCTCAATATAGTTAAAAACGAATTGTCCAAAACGAATATAATCTGGACGTGATTGTGAGGCAGTTACAACCTCTTGTGTCAATTCTTCAATTTTCATATTATTCATTTTTTGTTTTAAGCGATTTTTTGATAAGTTGTTTTAGGTGCTTTTGAAAGACGACCTTTTGTGTAAATAATCTCTTTACGATTTGATACGCAACCTACATTTACTATGAATGAATATCCAATCTCATCGTTAACATAGAACTTCTTGATGGTGTCGCTCTTAACCATGAAAAGTAAACCAGATTTTGTATCGCGGATGTAATATTCTGTATATTGAGCAGGTGCCCAATATGGAAAATAACCATCTTCGTCATAATTATCAACTAATTGAGTATACTCAATTTTACCAGTTACATTGTACTTAACACCGTATTCAATACCGTTTGCTTGTACAGCTGGAGTAAAAGTATCTACTTTCATTGAATCGTCGTACATCTTAAGTGCGAAGAATACCTTAGAAACTTCATAAAGGTTAATGTACTCAGCTTCGAATGCTTGTTTGATTTCTTTTACAAAATCTGTTTTTGCTTCCAAGTTCTTTACGAAATCAAATATGGTTTTGTTGTATTGCTCATTAACTGGGTATTCGGAGATATTGCGGAGCATTACTGCAATATGGTCAGTACTTCCAGGAACTTTCTCTGAACCATAAGGAGTTTGTTCGTAACATACCTTAACCCAATTTTGTTGTGTTTTACGATACTCTGCAACAACTGGAATGATTGCATTGATGTTAACTGCTTGTGAAAAGATGTTAATTGATTTACCTCCACACCATACTCCAAGATTTTCCGAGTAACATCCGTCATATACTTTAATGATTTTATCTACTTTGTAAATAAAAGATGAAAGATACTTACCATCATTCAACATTTTGTTAACACATGCAGTACCGACTTGCATCCATTGATTTGTATTTGGATTATAAACTACATGTGATTCTGTTCTTGCTATATGTGATTTTCCACAATAGTCACATTTTGTGTAATTGAGACCAAACTCTTTTGGCATATTTTTGAAGTACTCATCTGAAACTTTGGTGACGATTCCATCACGGTGATAAATACTTGCTACCAAAACCCACTCGTTTGCTACTACATAATCAATATTAACTTCAATAAGATCTAATGTATAACGATTACAATAAGACCCTTCATATTCAACGATATATCTCGTGCAATCTACCGGTTTAGGTTGACTGAACGTAATAGTTGGTTTAACGGTGAAGTGTTTAACCATTGCATTAAGTTTGTTTTCAACTTGCTTACGATTTGCTGGTAGAATGTAGAAGTTCATATTGAAATATTTTTTAATTACAAATACAATATAGTAAAAAATATGAAAATTTCAAAATTTTAAAACTTTATTTTTATATATAAATATGAATATACATTTTTATGAAAAGTTTAACCCAACATATAACAGAGAAACTTGTATTAACTAATAAATCAAAAATACGAGGAAAACATACATATAATTATTTTCCAAAAGATTTGAATGAATTACGTGACATCATGTATAAATTAATTGATGAACGAGGAAATAAAGCAAACTTGAACGATATTGATGTTTCTAATATAACAACATTAGAAGGATTATTTAGAGAGTTTGATGAGTTTAACGGTGATATTTCGCAATGGGACGTTAGTAATGTTTTGATTATGACAGATACATTTGCTGTATCTGAATTTACTGGTGATATTTCTCAGTGGGATGTTTCTAGTGTTACTAATATGCAACGCATGTTTCATGATTCAGAATTTGATGGAGATATTTCAGATTGGAACGTTCGTAATGTAGAGAATATGATTGATATGTTTAATGGCAGCAAATTTACTGGTGATTTAAATAAATGGGATGTTAGTAAAGTAAAAGATATGTCAGGTATGTTTGGTGAATCTATATTTGAAGGTAATATTTCTGATTGGAACACGAAAGCAGTTGAGCGTATGGATTGCATGTTTGAAGATAATTTGGTATGGAATGGCGATATATCTAAATGGGATGTTTCTAATGTTATTTCAATGATACGTATGTTTCATTATTCAGGATTTACCGGTAAACATGGTTCATTAAAAAATTGGAATGTTGAAAAGGTAATAGATGCACAATTAATGTTTGCCGAAACTGAGTTTAACGGTGATCTATCTGGTTGGAAACTTAAAAGCGCAAAAACTATTAGATCCATGTTTTTACGTTCATCTTTTAATAATGACAGTATTAAAGATTGGAATAAATATTTAAACAGTGTAAGAAATATGAATTTCATGTTTTCTGAAACCAAATTTTCACAAGATTTATCTCATTGGACTATTGATAAACGATGCGACTTTGTTGGAATGTTTGATGATTGTCCTATAAAAGAAGAATATAAACCAAAATTTAAATAATATGAAAAGTCTAACACAACATATAACAGAAAAACTTGTACTAAACTCCAATTCAAAGATTAGAAAAAACAAAGAATATAATTATCATCCTAAAACAAGAGCTGAACTAAAAAAACTAATAGAACAACTTATTAAAGAACGTGGTTATGAAGCAGATTTAAACGATATCGATACATCTTTAATAACAGATATGTCAAGTTTATTTTTTGGATCGTATTTTAATGGAAATATATCTGAATGGGATGTAAGTAATGTTGATAATATGGATGGAATGTTCAATGGATGTAAATTTACAGGCGAAAATGGAGATATATCTGGATGGAATGTAAATAATGTAGAAGATATGAGTTTTATGTTTAGTGATTCTGAATTTAACGGTGATATATCTGATTGGAATGTATGTAAAGTACAGAACATGACATGTATGTTTTTAAACTCAAAATTTAATGGAGATTTATCTAAATGGAATGTTGGCAATGTAAAATATATGACAAGTATGTTTAAAGAATCTGAATTTACTGGAGAAAATGGAGATATATCTAATTGGGATTTACACAGTATATCTATGATTGATGAGATTTTTAAACAAACAAAATTCAATAAAGATATATCTAAATGGAATATTAATAAAAATTGCTCAACAGTAGATATGTTTAAGGAATGTCCTATAAAAGAAGAATATAAACCTAAGCTTAAATGATTATGAAAACATTAAACCAATATATAGAAGAGAAACTTGTTTTGAATTCTAATTCAAAGATTAGGAAACAACATTATAATTATCATCCCAAAACAAGAGATGAGCTAAAAGAAATAGTTAAAAAACTTATTGAAGAAAGAGGTAATGAAGCTAACTTAAACGATATTAACACATCTTCAATAACAGATATGTCAAATATGTTTGAAAATATAAAATTTGTAGGTGATATTTCAGGCTGGGATGTTAGCAACGTTACTAATATGAGTTGGATGTTTTATAAATCTGAATTCAATGGAGATATATCTAAATGGGATGTTAGTAATATTGAAGTCATGTATTGTATGTTTGCACGTTCAAAGTTTAACGGCGACATATCTGATTGGGATGTAAGAAAAGTTAAAGATGTATCAGGGATGTTTGAAGAATCTAAATTTAATATGGATATATCTAAATGGGATGTTAGAAACGTAGAAAACATGTCACATATGTTTCATAAATCTGAATTTAATGGAGATATATCGCAATGGGATGTTAGTAGTGTTACTAAAATGACTGCTATGTTTAATACGTCTTCTTTTAACGGAGATATTTCTAAATGGAAAGTTGACTCAGTTAAAGATATGGGATATATGTTTTATGAATCTAAATTCAATGGAGATATATCCAAATGGAATGTGGATAAAGTAGAAGATATGAGGGCAATGTTTAAAAAATCAAAATTTAATAAAGATATATCTGGTTGGAATATTTTGATGATGTGTGATATTGCGAATATGTTTAAACAATGTCCTATAAAAGAAGAATATAAACCTAAGTTTAAATAATATGAAAACATTAAAGCAATATATAGTAGAGAAACTCGTTTTAACTAACAATACAAAGATTAGAAAACGAGAATATAATTATCATCCAGAAACGAAAGATGAGTTAAAAAAATTAGTTAAAAAACTCATAGAAGAACGAGGAGATAATGCAGATTTAAATGATATTGACGTTTCAGAAATAACTGATATGTCTAGCTTATTTAGTTTTTCTCATTTTAACGGAGATATATCTGGTTGGGACGTTAGTAATGTTAAAGATATGTCCCATATGTTTTCAAGTAGTTATAAGTTTAACGGTGATATATCAAATTGGGATGTTGGTAATGTAACTAATATGAGTTGGATGTTTAATTTTTCTAAATTTGATGGTGATATATCTAGATGGGATGTTAGTAATGTTACTAACATGGACGGTATGTTTAATGATTCACATTTTATGGGAGATATATCTAAATGGGACACAAGTAAATGCAAATCTATGATTATTATGTTTGAATCTTCAAGTTTCGATGGAGATATTTCTAAGTGGAATGTAAGTTCTGTTGAAAATATGGGCTCTATGTTTAAGAAGTCACAATTCAATGGAGACATATCTGAATGGGATGTAAGTTCAGTCAAAAATATGGGTTGGATGTTTGAAGAATCAAAATTTAATGGTGATTTATCTAAATGGAATGTGAGTTCTGTAGAAAAAATGACAAATATGTTCCATAGTTCTAAATTCAATGGAGATATATCAAAATGGAATGTCGGTAAAGTTACTGACATGTCCGGTATGTTTACTAAAACTAATTTTAATGGAGATATAAGTAAATGGGATGTTAGTAATGTTACTGACATGCTATGTATGTTTGGTTGGTCTAAATTCAATGGAGATATAAGTAAATGGAATGTTAGAAATGTTGAAAATATGGAATCAATGTTTAACAAAACTGAATTCAACAGAGATATATCTAAATGGGACGTAACATCTGTTAAAACATTTAATAATATATTCTATGAATGTCCAATAAAAGAAGAATATAAACCAAAGTTTAAAAAATAAAAAAGAGTTACAGAAAATCTGTAACTCTTTGTTTTATAATATCTCTATTCTAAAAATTAGAATGGAAGATCTGTATCATCGTCATCTGCACCAAAACTATCGAAAGTTGCAGTTGAACCACCATGAACTTGAGTAGGTTCTGGAGCAGTAGTTTGCTCTGTCAAAGCCGCTGGTGCAGAATTAACTGTTGCAGGATTATTACCGTTAAGAACTACTTCAATCCAACGATTTACACGTTCTTTCAATTCGTCGTTCCACTCCTTGTAACCAAGGTGCTCAGTAAGATTTGGACATACAGTCTTAATGTTATCCAAAACTCGTTTGTAGATTTTCTTAAGAGCTGCTGTGTTTGGATCTGCATTTACTTCTTCCAATAATGCTGTACGAGTTTCAGCATCCTTAGATTTCCAAACCTTATTCATCTTTGTTACATAAGTATCAAGTACTTCAGTTTCGTCATCATTCAACATTGATGAACCATCTGGGTTTACACAAGATACTACTTCATCGCTAAACTCACCAACATACTTGGTTTCACGAGTATAACGTTCTTCACCTGGTTTACCTGGACCTGGTTGAACCTCAAGTTCAATTGCTCTACCGAACAAGAAATCCATAACTGGAATTGATGCTTTCTTTGCATCAGATGGATTCATCTTTGCATTGATAATATCCCAAATTGACTTAGGAAGCTTCCAGAAAAGATACTTACCTACCAAATCAGGTTTGTTCTCATCTTCCAATACTTGGATAGTTACATAACGAGTAAATCGCTTGTCGAACATTTGGTTACCACCCTTGTCTGCACCTGCTTGTTGTTTCCACAATGCTGAACCCTCATCTGCATAACGGCATTTCTTCCATGCCTTAAAGATAGGACAATTGGTGTCATTTACAGTAAGTGAAGATACTGCTTGGAACCAACCCTTCTCATCTTGCATAGAATAAGCTTGTTGCTCGATAACTGAGTTCTTTAGATCAAATGGATTGTAAATTACTTTAATGGTAGCACGATATACACCATCTTCTGCAACTGAATCTGCAGGACGTGGACGATAGATTAGTGGGTCCGCGTTAGAAGTTTTTTGTTCTGTTTGGTTAAAAACTGTTAATTGTGAGGGATCAAAGCCCAATACGTCATTTTCTGTCATCATAATTTCAAATGTTTGTTAAATAAATTTTTAATTAAAATGTTAAACTAAATTGTTAAACTAACTTGTTAAATATTTGATAAATTAATATAGTCTTGTTAAAAGACATATTTCAAATCTTATGAAAAATATTTTGCTAAAAATTCAAAATAGTCTTTTAACATTTTTGTTCGTTTACTTTTCTTAGTCTTTGCCAAATTTTGCATTTTATCGTTTTCGCATCTTTCCAAAAGTTGTTTACCGATATTGTCCCAGCAACCCATAAAAATTGCTTGTAATTCTACAAATATATCCTCAACTTCCTTTTCAGTTTTATAATCAAGATTTTCTGCATTTTCTTTACACCAATTCTTAACTAATTCTGAAACTGAGTTTTTAGATTCTAACAATATTTTATCCTTAAGTGTTTTCATTTTTACATAATTCCAAGTGTATTTGGTACAGCTCCTGCTATAGGATTACCTAAATTTGTTCCGGGTGGTATAACGGCTTGTTGAGCTACCGGCGAACCTGTAGTTAAAATCACCCCGTAAATACAACCGCATTTTATGTAATAATCTATTGCAGACGATAATTGTTCAGCCCATGATTCAGAAACTAAATCGCAAAATGTTTGACCAAATTCTTTAGCCTTTTCTTTTCCAATTTCAGATGAACCAGGAAACAATCCTAAAAGTGATTGTTCAAATGCATCAGGAATAGTTTGATCAAAACAATCTTTTATTTTTTGTTTAAGACTTGCTTGATTTAACATTTACATTATTTGTTGTTATACAACCATTTTGTATACTCAACAAGAGATATTTTTATATTATCACGTTGTTTTTGGCTCAAATATGAAGTATCATATCTTTTAAGATATTCATTAACAATAGTTTCAACTTTATCTTCTAAAGATACTTCTTCATCATTTTGTTTATTATTTGCTAATGCTTCTGCTTCATCTAATTGAGCTTTCACTGTTGCCAAATCAGCACCAATTAATGAATTCATCCAAATAGACAAAAATGGATTATCTGATGTCATTTCTTCAAAGTTATTAAGTAATTCTTTACATTTACGAATTGCTTCTGGATTTGTTAAATCCAATTCTTTCATATTACCATTTTCATCCATGAAATATGATAAATTCTCTAGCATGTTATTAATCATTTCTCTATATATAAAAGTTTATTTATATAAAAATATTATTTTTCAGTTATTTTATTCAATTTTTGTAATATATTCTTCTGCTATATGTGCAAAAACTGTTGGGTTTTCTACATAACTTGATACAGGTACATACTCCTTTTTATAGAATAAATTAACTTTAGAAGTATCTATCGTGTAGTTTTCAATGCATTCATAAACTTCTTCTTCACCTTCAAACAATGTGTGAACCTTTTTGTATTCGTTTAGCTTTAACATTTTTGCTAGTCGTTGCCAAACCATCAAATCTTCAAAACTCATACGAGATACATAAGAACCTTGTTGTTCGTCAGGGAAAAACATTCGAGAGAAATTCCAAACACCATTGTCATCTTTATATGCAACTACTTCTTTGTATTTCTTTAATTCTTCATAAGATATAATATTCTCTTGATTAATAAATTCGAAAAATACGTCAAGAGGATTAATATCTGTTGTATTTAAAGAAAAACCTGCAATAGTGAAGAAACTAAACTTCATTTGGTCATATATACATTGATTGATATCGCGAGCAGTGAACTCACAACGGTCAGGATCTAACTTCATACGTTCATATGAATAACGAACAATATCTTCTGCATGTGAATGAGAAGCAATTGTATGACGTCCTATTGCATATCGATAAGACATCCAAATCAACGTTTCTTCATAAGAAGATAACGGTTCTAATTTTTGTTGTTTTCTTGCCATGTTGCTATATTTAATAAAGTTTTCATTTCATTAACTAATCTCATAGAATTTTCCAAAAAATCATTTACTGGAATAACTATAATTGTTTCCTTTTTATCAGTCGAATACGCATTAGAATAAACGGTTACATAAATATATGTGTCATTATAGCTTTCAGAAAAATTAATTCCGGATGCATCACCGTTATTGGTTATTTCACTAAAAAATGTCATGTCATCATATGCAATTGTTCCATTTCTATACTGGTATATTTGATAAAACAATGGTAGGTTTTCGGTTATACAATTATTTAAAAATGATAAAACAAATTCATGTATAGCCAAATCAATTTCACATTTAGTTTTCATAAATGCTTTAAACATATCCTTATTGACTTTCGAAATCATATCAAATTTGTGTTTAAAATGTAAAGTAATGAAGTTTCTAGTGTTCTATAAAAGGAATCACCTATACCTTTGAAATATTCATGTGGCATTCCATCTTCATCTTTAGTATAAATCGTTACATTAAACTTTTCACCTAAGTGTTTATCTGGTGCTGGAAAAATTGAAATATAAATATGTTTTTTATCTCTCAACCATTCTTCTAAAACATCAGCATCAGGTGTATATCGTTTTTCATTATCATAAGTTTTAAATTGTGAATCTGACCACTCATAAAAACCTGCTTCAATTAATTTATCTACAGTTTCTTTAGAATAATAGTTTGCTATCATTATTTATTCAAATTTTCGTATTTAACATCAAGATTAACATTACCTTCAACTAAATCATAAATAGCTTTTTGTAATGCTTCATCATAAAAATCACAAACTTCAATCTTACTAATGTCAGTACCTTCCCAGTTATTTTCAGGATTTTTTACAATGATTTCATAAGTCCATTTCCAAAACTCCATACCGTCGCCAGTAAAACCTCTTGGGTGTCTAACAATAATATGATAATCATGTTCATCTCTTAGCCAAGTTTGAATCTCATAAAGCTTAGCTAATCTTTTATAATCAAATGTAGAAAATTTTACCCAATAAGTTTTATTTCTTGGGTAGTCAAATTTTTCTACTAATATCTTTGTCAGTTCTTCTGAACAGTATTCTGTTAAATCTGGTAATTTTTTCATGTTATCTAATTTACTTTATTATACAAAATAGAAAAACACAAAGAAAATTTCAAAATAAAAGGAAGCTTTATTGCTTCCTTAAGTTTTCAATCTCATTTGATTGTGATTTAATGATTAGTTTTTGTTCTTCAATTTGTTTTTTCAAATTAGAATTTATTCTTTCTCGTTTTGTTATTTCATTTCTTAAACTATCAATAATTTGAATATTTCTATTTTGATTAGAAGTTGCGATATTTGTGAAATTTGAGTTATGTGATTGAGCATCTGTGAATCGTTCATTAATATGTTTTAGTTCCATATTAAGAGAATCAATAACTGCATTCTTTTGTGCTAACTCAATTTTTGTGCGTTCAGCTCGTTTATCTCTACTGCAAGATGAGCATTGACCAAGCATTAAACAAACTAATAAACAAATTGCCAAAACTTTCCAATGTTTCAAAACAAAATCATAAACCTTCTTACAAAATTCTAAAAATTTATTCTCTTTCATATTCGTTAATAAATTAAGCTTTATATAAAAATATATAGAAACGATTGTAGATAAATTTCAAAAAATTATTTTTATATAAATAAAGATATGCATATCTAAATGGAAAAATTACAAAGATACATATGGGAAGCACAAATAGATGAAGGTTTATTATCTGGAATAGGTAAATTCTTTGCAAAAGTATTTAAGGTTCAAAAGAAATTTGGAGAAGCTGGTGAAAAGATAAAAGTTGACATTAAAAAAATAAAACGTTGTAAGAAGCCACTAGATTTCGTTAATCTTGAAACTAATGAAAATAAAGCTTTGCTTGGTGATAAAAAATGTGGATTTCCAATTTTAGCAGAGTTTGTAAAGAATCCAAAAAAATATTTAGGTGATGCAAAAGATTCTTCTAAAACTTATTTACATTTTCAGGAATTAAAAAATGGAGCAGTTCAAGCTGGTGCAATAATGTATACAGAATCTCCAGAACAACGTAAAGGTGAAGCTGTACAATTATTATGTATTGAATCGTCTTTAATAATTGAAAATGTTGCAGAAGTAAATAAGTGTATGGTAGATATTTGGATGGATGAACTAAAGAAAAATAAAGAATGGAAATATATTTTCGCAATACCAACACATCCAAAAATTAAAGGTATTCTTACACAAGTAGGTTTTTCTGCTGATAAGGGTAATAAAGAAATGTACATTAAACAAATTAAATAAAATATGGAAAACGTAAAAAAATATATAGAAAGAGAACAAGCATTAGAAGCGTTAAATTTATATTCTGCTTGGTTAAATTCTGATAATGATGAAATATTATTAGAAAGTTTTAATAAAAATAGACCAACTGGTAAAACAATTTGGTCACGTTTAGGTAATGGTATTAAAACTGTTTTTAGTGGAATTGGTGTATTGATTGGTTTAGCGGCCAGAAAAATTTATAATTGGATGTTTAACATGTCTAAAGAAAGAAAAGCTAATAATGGTGGTGTCTGGCCAGGTTTTACGGAAAAAACTAAACGAAAATTAAAAAATAAAAAAGTTTTCAATGTAAACCTTGTAAATGTAATTTCTTTCGATAGCAAGAAATCAAGTTTTAAATCATTAGAAGAATTATTAGAATTAACATCTTCAGATGGTGATTCATATGGATTTGGTGATTACAAAAAACAAATAGATAAAATTATAGATGATAAAAAGAAATACAATATAGATAAAGATGATTTAAAATTTTGCTATATTATATATGGTGACAGCAAAAATCCAGAATATTTAGGTTTATGCTGTTTATCAACAAAACCAATAAAAACTGAAGCTGTACCTGATAGGTATATGCCTGTTATTTTTGGTTTAAAGTTTGCTAATGATTTTAAATATCTTGACATTCCAGAATCAATTTTAACTAAAATTTTAGAAAAAATTTGTAAAGATTTACAGAAACATGTAAAAGAAATTAAAACAAAAATGGCATTTGATAAAGGTTTAGCTATTCAATTTTTAGATAATAATTTTGACGATAATGTAAAAAATAATTGTGATCTAGAAAAAAGTAAAGATGGATTTTGGTTATATAATTTTAAAGAAGATACTCGAGCAGATGAAAGTTTAAATGAAGATTTAGACGCAGAAAATTTGATGTGGAAACTTGATAAATGGTTTGAAGATAGAGAGCAGGAAAGACAAGTTTTTTATGAAATGATTGCAAAATATAATCAAACAGTAGATGTCAAAAATTTAGCAAAAGATATTAAAGATACAAAGTTTGAAGAAACTCTAAAAGAATTTGTCAATTTTATGTATGACGATTTTGACTTTAGTACTGAAAAAGATTATTTATATCAATTGAAAAAAATTATAGAATATATTAAAGGAAAAAAGGTTGATCTAAATTAAGATCAGCCTTTTCTTTTAATTATTTTTATCGTTCCAATAAAATATATTAAACAGTTTATTTAAGTGCTCCAGATGTCATCTATGTTCTTCTAGAAGTTATTTTTGACTATTGTCATACAATACATAATTAAGTACTGCATCTCTGTCCTCTTCCTCTAAACGTTTAAGAATATCTTTAATTTCGAATTCCTCTAAAGTTCTTTCCAAAATCGCAGATTTATCGTCAACTGCATCCAATAGTTTCTCATCAACACCAATAGCAGTATCTTTAATAAATTCGAGCATATCATAAACACCAAGATATCTCATGATTTTTTCAGTTCCGAAAAAATCAAAAATATTTCGAATGAGATCCTTTTCAAACATGTTATAATTGAAATACTCTAATATCTCTTCGACACTATTAGGGTCTTTTCCATATTCATCCTGAAATTTTTGAATGAACTTTTGTTTTTCCCATTCTTGCAATTCGTTGAAAATCTTTTCAACATCTTCTATTCTAACACAATCCATTGTTATTTATTGGTTGATATATTTCCTAATTCGTCACCCAAAACTTCTGACAAACATGTTCCACCGTTATAAAACATAGTAGCGAAATCATATGTATCTTCATCTACTTGTGTTAATGAAACAAAATACTCGTCAGTTTCTACATGTGCAATAAACTTTAGTAATTGCCATTCACCGTTAACAAATACCGCTTCATAACCATCAGACGGATCTATATAACAATAGCATTTACCATTATCATATGTATCAAACTCTAGTTTATTTTCCAAATCATTTTCTGCGGCATATTTTTTCATTTCATCAATGCCTTTGGCTACAATCTTAAATCTGCCAAAATGTGTTTCTGAACAACTCATATTTTTTGACTGTTATTTCTAATTTTTATTAAAATTTCATTTACTTTATTCATATCTACAGTTTCCGGTAAGAAATTGCATTTTTCAATGGCTTCAACAAGTTCTGCTTTCTTTTTATCTGCATATTCAATAATCTCTTCATATGTAGTATTACCAAGACGTATATTGAGCAAGAATTCTCGGTCAATATTTGTTCTATCTACATTTACTTTACCAGTCTTAGCAATTTCAATACCCATAGTCAAAAGACGTACACAATGCATCATGTTCTTGCGGTCGAAATCTTTCTCTAAGTTTTCAAGATAACGTTGAGGATTTCGTTTTTCTTCCCATTCCTTGTACTCTTTATACATTCTACAATGTGATTGATAACCATCTTCGTTATAACTCATATGACAAATTGGATAATCACCTTTAAGAATAGAATCTAAATGTACATCATTTGAAGTACCAGCTTCCTTAACAATACCATGATAACCTTTTGGTACAAAACTATTATAAATCTCTTTGTATTTGTCCCATAAGTAAATATAGTCATCACCATAAATACCAATAAAATATGGAGCTAAACGATTATGAACTTCTATATTTACGTCTTTAATTTTTTCAATCCATTTTTTACCAGCACTACTTAACATATAGTCAACAAACTCTCGACAAGTTTTGAACTCCATATGAATATGTTGTCCCCAATCATAGAAAACACCATACATTTGGTTCATATTTGGAAGATGGTTAAGACCGCAATAAATTTGTTTTAAACCTCTTTCTTCCAACCACTTATTAATTGGAGTTGTACCTTGATAATCATTAAAAGTATAACAGAAATCAATTGGAGTTTTTCTTTCAGTTATAGGATTAACAATCTTTTTATTGAGACCTTTTGCCTTTTGAATTTGTGAAGTAGCATATCCAACAAAAGATTTAAACGTCTCTTTTGTAACAAAGATATTTCTATTTTCTAAAATTGGAGCGAACATTGGATGCACATATTTTATACAATGTTTAGGTACAAACAATGACTCCAACATAGTTGGATTGGCTTTAGCTAGTAGTTCAAGATATTTTCCAATCTCATACCAAACTGTATCGTTTTTCTCATCATTTACTTGATCAGTTTTATATTGAGCTAAACCTAAAACATCATCATTTAACATACAGAATACTCCACCAGTATCTTCATCAGATGTTGGTAAAGATAAACCATATGCCTGACTACCTCTTACATATTCATATAAAAGTAATCCGCGTTCTCTAATATTTTCGAAAGTATATTTCATCGTTTTGAATCATTATCAATATAATCTAATAATTCCATTAAAAAAGTGATTTCTTTTTCTATAGAATGATTAACATTAATGTCAAATCCAATAACAGCCATATATTGTCTGTCTGTTGAATAAAGACTAAACTTATATTTATTACCATCGACGTAATCAAATTCAGCAGCAAAATTTCCGAATGTTTGTTGATAGAATATCAGTGTACGTTTTTTCATATTAAACCTTCCCTTAGTAAAATATGAAGAAATTTCCTCCATAAGTTTTTTCTTAATTGGTAAAAGCTGTGCTCTGTACGCTTGTGATTTCATAATTATTGTATTTTATTGAATTCATTTTTTAATTTTCGTTGTTCTTTTTCTTTTTTAACATAGTCAATGATAAAATCTCTACGAACACGATTTAGCATTTTTTGAATAGACTTTTGATTATCGTATACCCAACAAGGTGTAAATTGAGTAACCCATGCATATTGACTACCCGCAACACCGTATGTTAAATTCAATCTACGATATCCGGTTTCATCATATGTTGAAATTATAATTCCATCTTCAAGTAAAACTGGAAAAAATTTGTCCTTAGCCTTTTTTCTAAGCCTCTTTAAAAGTCTCGTTTTCATATTTTAATAATCACTTTCAAATCCTCTATTTATGTGATAAATTTTTCTTGGATTGTTTTGTTTAATATGTAAAACTGCTACATGTCCAATACTTGAAGATGTTAAATTCAAAAATTTAAATAACGGATTTTTTGCAATTTTTTGCTGAATATATCCTGATGCATTTATATCACTCGAATATGAAATGTAGATATTGCATGGTTGATGAAAATATACCTCGTGTGTATCTTCAAATTTTATATCCGAAATATATTTAGAAAAACGTCTTTTCAAAATTTTCATGAATAACTTTGATAAAGGAATCAAGACTTTAGCCTCATAAAATTTTAACCAATTCTTCCGAATAGTACCATACCAGATTTCATCGATTAACCACTTAATGAAATGGTCTTCTCCTTCAGAATCCAAAAAGTATTCCCATAAAAATCTATGACGTTTTAAACCATTCAAATCTTGTCGAATAGAATAGAATAAATCCCAAAGATAATCATCTGGATCATCAATATCTGTTGAAGATATCTTTACTTCTGATGAGATTTTTGAACATGTTGGTTTGAATTTATCAATCCAATTTTTCTTATTACCAAAAAACTCAATCACAATTTCATCCTTTTCATATTCATCATTCGTCAAAATCCAAATACCGAATTTCCAACTCTTTATTTCTTTGAATTCGACATGAGATACTGAATCTTCTCCAAAATCCCATAAATAATAACCATTCGTTTTAACCAATTTCTTTGGAGTTAAACCAAAGTTATGGTTCAAATAGTCAATTACTTGAGTTAGTATTTTTTGTTTATCTACTGTCATACTGTTGCTACATTGATATTAAATCGAGAAATTTGTGCTTGAACTACATCAATTGCATCATCTAGAGTTCGTGCATTTCCAATGTTATCGTTCAAACCTTGTGGTTCGATTGTGTCCGGAATAAATGGTTCGTTGTTTGGCTCAACTACGGTAGATAAGATGTGAGTTTGATCTGATGTTCCATCAATCAATTTATAACCCACACAAAGATTATTCCATGCAGTTACCCATACTGCTAATCCGTAAAAACCATTGTTGTACTCAAGATGTTTTGGAAGTGTTTCAAGTTTGTTCATATTTTTTTAGTTTTAAATTGTTACAAATACAATATAGTAAAAACTTAAAAAATTTCAAAAAAAAGAGGAACTTTTTCAGTTCCTCATTAATTATTTATATAAACTGTGTTAAATCTAAACTTGAATAATCTAATGACTTAATTTTTTCATCGTTCTTAAATTTTACAGAACTTACTAAAAATAGTTCAGAATTATATCGCTTCAAAAAATCTTCCCATGTCCAATCTTTAATTCTATCGCATTTCTTTAATAGATATTCGATTTTTTCTAGAATTTTTTCTTTACCGCATGTTTCTGCGTAATGTTTACGAAGATGTGATATTGTTACTACACTAGCGTTAGGTTCAAATGTTCTCCATTGGATTCTTTCATGTTTTAGATATGAATTCTTTTCAAGAGAACCAAAATCAACAAATTTTAAATGAAACGCTATAAATGGATATCCAAATAATTTTATTTCTGTTCCATTTGATTTCAATGAGCAACTATGTTGACCATCTGCATATCTAATCTTTGCTATTCCATCACCTTTATGTAAAATAGTTTTACTGCCTCCCCATTTGTTGGTATAATCATGCCAAGTTAAGAAATGGGTAAGTTGTTCATGAATTAATTTTGTTTCATCAAATTCATATGGTTCTGGTGAAAATGGATGAACCAAATCTCTAACAAAAACATTACATTCAAGGTCTTCGATTTTCTTTAGTTCTGCTCTAAAATCTGGATTAAACGAATAAATAACTTCATCAAAATCACCAGAATAAATCCAATCATAACCAGCTTTCTTTAGTTCTGCACAAGTTTCAGTTTTTATTCTTGAATTTGTTTTATCGCAAAACTTTCCACCAGTATCAAATGTTCGTACTTCGACATATGGATATTGTTTAAGTAACTCAACTGTATTATCAGTTGACATATTATCATAAACAATAAGCTTATCTGGTTTTATTCTGTCCCAATATGGCATTACATATTTAATCATATTGGACTCATTAAAACATAATGTTACTCCGGCAATTTTCATAAAATTATGCAAAAATATCTTCGATTAATTTATTTGTAATAGATTTTGGATTACAGTTAGCTACGAAAGCATCATAAATTTTATTACGCATTTCATCATATTTAACTGGATTATCCATCAATTCATTCATTTGCGCAATACATTCATCAATATTAGATAAGTCTTTCTTTAAGAAAATACCTACTCCAAGTTCTAACATTGATTCGTTTGTTCTAACAGTATTTTCGTCATACATATGACAAGCATTTCCGGCATTCCAATCAAGCATTGGAATTGTACCCATTTGAATCATCTCAAATACTGCATATTCCATATCGTCACCATAACAGTTGTCATCTTTCAAATGATAGAAATCACACCCAAATGCAGATTTTGATACGCAATACATACCCTCTTCACGTTTATATGCATCAAATACATAACACCAACCCTTTTCACGAGGAGTATCAATCATTAAATCATCCAATGCAATGTTATTAGCCAAACGCCATTTCTTATCATTTGCCATAATACATGCTTTTGATGGCATACGATTACCATTCTCATCAAATGAATAAAGTAAATCAGGAATTGTAGAAACATTAATTGTTCGTTTAATTCCTCGCATTTCTAATTCATAATCATTTGCATGGAATTTATCTCGACCACGAAGCAAACGTTCTGGATCTTTAAAAATTGCATGACGACCAAGATATGTAATACGACGAAGTTTTTCTGTTGCAGGAATCCATTTTGCTTTATCATCAGCTGAGAAAGTATATGGGTGGATCATATGAACAAATCGTTTATCGAACTCTTCTTGACCACATGCCAATGCAATCTTCAAAACAACTTTTCCGTATGGTGAGAAAGAAATAATCTTATCGAATGACAACCAAAATTCTTTATTATGCAAAAGTGGCCCGTAATATGCAGCAAAACCAAGAACATTATGGTCGTTACATACAATAGCTTTCCTTGTAGTAATTTTATTCATTACCAAATCCATCCACAAATTACGATACTTTTCATCTGCTTTCTTCTCCATGATTGAGTTAACAATAACCAAATCAGCTTCATTCAAATGTTTAACAGTATCTTCACTATAATCATATTCAACTGCAAATGGAATATCTTGTGTGTAATTGGTCATTTGTGGTTTTTCGTGTGCTTTTACATAAATAACCTCTACATCATGTCCATTCGCTTTCAAACCTTTGTTTAACTCGATAACATAACGAGTAACACCGGAGCCTTCAATTCGGGCAAGTAATTGTACAATCTTCATATGTTTCTAAATATTTAAAGTTAAATTTATTTTCTATATCTAAATATAGACAAAAACACATTAAATTTCAAACTAAAGCTTGCTAATAATGTGTTTATCTACCCATCTTCGTACCGGTTTTACGAAAACCATAATTGATGTTACTGATAAAAATGCAATGTTACAAATAAATCCTGCATCTTCAAGTTTCAAACATTTTGTGCTAAAACAAATTGTCATAAAAAGAACAATAAGCGCTGCCCATATACATGTGTAAATAATTACAAATAAATCTTTTCCTGTCATATCTCGTTTATTATTTTAAATTTTCAAATTTCATAATATC